ACCGAGTCGTCTTATGACCACGATCCAGGCGCACCACCCATTCATGCGCTGCGTCTGCAATCACACTGTCGCCGGTGTTCGTTGTGACCTTATACAGATTTCGATTCTTCCATGTTTCAGACACGGTGACGATCTTCGTGATTGACCCATCAACGGCGAACACACTATCGCCGACTCGCAGATCCGCCATGCGCTTGAACCCATCGGGGGTCGGAACCACCTCGTCGACCGACAACGCCTTCCCATGGCGGGGCGGGGCTTCGATGATCAGACGCGGGCTCTTGCCTGCGATGCAGTCGGCCAGGAACTTCTCGATGACGCGACCCAGCTTCTTGTGGAACCAGCCCGCGAGATAGTCCTTCTTGATGTGCTGAATGGCCGAGATGAGATGCCGCCGCGCATACTCCTGCTTCATTGCCTTGAAGTCGGCAGCAGTGAGCTTCAGCGCGGCTGCCATCATTCGCCCTCGCCTTTCGTCGCTTCGTTCATCAATGAAAGCAACTGCTCCAGCTTCTCGTCGCTCAGCTTAGACAGGTCGAGCTTCGCATCACCCATGTTCACGTTCTTGTTTATGTTCATCGCGTCGATCTTGATGGGGCTGTCGAGCCCGCGATACTTCGCACGACGTTCCATGATGCGCAGCAGCGTATCGGCCACGCGGGGATCGTTGCGCTGAGCGAATAGCGAAACGGTCATCTTATCGAGGCGATTAAGCTCGTGGCGCACAAGCTGGTCGGCCTTCATGTCGAACAGCTTGTTCTCACGATCAAGCGCAGTGCAGACGATACGATGCACGCTGGTATCACTGATCGGCATGCCGCGTTTCGTCATCTCCTCAGCAATAGCCGCTTCGCTCATACCTGCGATACGCAGATCAACGATCATCCTATTGCGTGGCGCATTCTTGGCCTGCACGAGCTTGTTACGCTTTTGAATGGCGGGAACGCGGTTCTGTTTCATCGCCTCACCTTCTTCCCATTGATGGGGAGGCGCAAGCAAAGAAAGTCCTCGAACGTTTTTTCACCGTGCTCGCTCAACTGTGGCCCGCGACCAATCACGTACTCGTCAAGCTGCTCGACAACTGCGCCGACTGACGACGCAATTTCAACTGCAATAGAACTGAGTGGGTACACACGATTGCCGACATTGAGTATGAACGCGCTACCCGGCTTCAAGGCGTGCAGCGTCTTGAGGACGAACGGACGATAGAAACCATCGACCCACGCGTCGAACGTTTTGTATCGGTTCATGCTGTTCGTCTTTTCGCCTGAGTACTTCTCAGTGTCATAGTACGGCGGCGACGTTAATGCGAAATCAAAACTGCCTGCGTCGAGGTCAGCATCCTCAAACGGCAGGCAGATTGATTCGGCAGTTCCGATGGCCGCGCTTTGCTTCAGAAACTTGATCAGTTCAGCGACACCTTCATGGGTCTTCGTGGCTGGATCGTAGCCGACGTACTTCGCTGCAAGACCTGACGCCAAGAAGCCAATCACGCGCCCACCCCACCCGTGGCAGGGGTCGAGCACCCGTGATGCGTGCTGCGCATACCGCAAGTACAGATCCCGCGCAATGGCCGGGCGAAACTCATACACGAGCTGTCCACTGCCCGCCCAACCGATGCTGCTGTACTTCACGAACATATTGGGATGCACATCACCTTCACACTGCTTCGCGATGAACTTCGATCCAGTCTCGATGAACTTCGCGTCCTTGCACGCAGCAACGAACGACTGCCCAGCACTCGCGTCCGTCTCAAGCCGATGCGGGTTGAACAACGCTGAAATGTAGTAGCCCACGTCACCGCCCCGCACAAGCGCGTTGAACTGCGCCATCGCCATCGCGGGAGTGATGACACCCTGAACAACTTCCATTGCCGTCTTCGGGTGGGGCCAATCACAGCCAATCTGCTTTGCGAGCTGCTCATCAGAAAACACGCTTGGTCGGCTGCTGAGATCTTCCCCAATGTGCTCTTTGCCGAGCAATGCATCAAGCCCCTTGTTCGAGCACTCGATGTCATGAAGCAACGCAGCGAGAATGTCGTTGTCAGTGTTCGCCATTGCACTGAGCGGGTCGAATGTCGCGAGCGCAATACGTTCTTCGTTCTCACTCAACTCAACGTACGACACCGGCACATGCTTTTCATTCTTGGCGAGTGCGCGCTCAACGCGCAGATGACCGTCGATCATGTGGCCCGTTGTCTTGTTCACGATCACGCGTTGAATCCAGCCGATCTCATCGAGCGCGGCATCGAGCGCGACCTGCTGCGTGTGCGGATGCTTGCGCCAGTTCTGCGGATTCGGGATCAGTGTGCGCGGGTCAACGTCGGCCTCGCCGACGATGCGCGAAGCCCAGCGCTGCGTCGCTTCGTGCCTTAACCCGGCGATCTGCGAACCTGCTCGCACAGCGCTGGCGGAAGCGCTGCCGGTTGCATCGTGGGGCACGCTGGAGCCCTTGCGCGACGCTGAGCGCGTGGATGACTGGCTGGGGGCCGTCGTGCCCGCTGGCGGCGCACTGGGGCGCGGCTGGCGTTTGGGGGCGACTGGGGATGGGGTGGCCATAACAGAAGTGTGACCTATCAGCACAAGAAAATTTTCACTGATTTGAGAAAATGATCTTGTAATAGCAGCATAATGGGGCTCAAACGCAATGGTGGCGCGGGTTTAAGCGATTTTTGTAATAGCAGTAGTAGCAATTAAAAAAAATGCTATTACATAAATTTTCCTTATTTTTCAATGAAGTTTTAAGATTGTAATAGCAGTAATAGCTTTTCTTCTAAGTATAGAAAGAAGAAGAAGAAGTATAAGTATATACTATAATGTATGTATTGTTTTTTAGAGTGTAGTAATGAGAGAGTGTGTACTAGAGTTCAAACCTGCTATTACAAATTACTGCTATTACAAACCCCGAAGACCCGCGCCACCACTATGTAGCAGCTTGTAATAGCAGCCCGCTGCGGACCCCTCAAAACGGCCGATTTGCTATTACAAACCGACGCCGACCCCTCTCGTACATAACTATTTATGCGCGCCGTCAAAACGTGCCGCTTTTTTACTACCCTGTCCTTGACCCATTTGATAAAAACAAGACCAAAATATCTGTTTACTTTTTTAAATCTTCTGGTCTAAAATCTATATCCCACAGACCATCTACGGCTCACCCAGTTTTGCTTCTTATTCATGGAGATACCAAATGACTGATCAGCGCGGCATCATCGATGCCCTCATCACTCTATTTGAAGATACGTTGGAGGTCGTGCCAGAGGGTTCGCGCGGGCTGATCTGCCGCCAGTTCACTCGCATCAAGGCCGAGTATGAGACCGCCCCGCCGCCCACGGCATTCCCGAAGGGTGGTGGGCCAGCCGCGTACTGGAAGCACTATCGCGAGAACCAGCAATTCAAGATCGAGATTCGCGGCGGTGGCGAGTACGTCATGACCGGTGTGGACGCAGTCGCCGCGCACCTTGAAATGAAGCCCACCACATTCCGCCAGCGCATGTCCACTGAGCGCGGCAAGTTTCACGTCATGCGGCACTGGGATGGTATCGACAAGGTGATCACTGTTACGCGCATCGCGGCGTGACGCTCATGGCCAAGAAACCATCCACCCCAGCAGAGCTATCTGCGCTCGCAGAACCAGCTTTGCAATCATCCGGTCTCACGCTCGACGATGCGAGCGCATTGCACATCGATATTCTCAGTGCGGACCAGACTCTCGCACTCAGCCCATCATTCAAGCGTGCCCCATCGCTCAAGTTCAACTACATTGACCCATGGCTTGCGCAGCCGCAGAAGTTCGCCCCGGACTGGCCTGACTTCTATCGTGTGCGCTACATGGGCACGCTCACAGACATCGCGTCCCTTTCCACAGACAAGCCACAGCGCTACGCGCAGCCACCCGGCCCCGGCTTATGCGCCTACTTCCCAGCGAACATCAACGGGCAGTGGTCTGGTATTCTCTCCGACAGCACTGCATCCATCATCATTACCGAAGGTGAGAAGAAGGCCGCGTGCGCATGCAAGCATGGGTTCCCCACCATCGGCATCGGCGGCGTGCATAACTTTCAGATCGGCAAGATGGGGCTCGTTCTGCTCCCCGATCTGGAGAAGATCAATTGGGTGCGTCGTCGTGTGTACTTGATCTTCGATGCGGACTTCCGTTCCAATCCGAACGTATGCAAGGCTGCGAACAAGCTCGCCGAGCGTCTTTATCAGCGTGGTGCGCTTGTTCATTTCGTGCCACTGCCTGATGTGGTGCAAGGCGGCAAGACCGGGTTGGACGACTTCATCATCACCGAGAAGAACCCCAACGCGCTCGCGGAACTGATCAACGAGAAGGCCGAAGCGATGACCATCGCTCAGCCATTGTGGGGGTTGAACGATCAGATTGTCTACGTCAAGAACCCCGGCATGATCATCGTCCAGGACACAGGCCAGAAGCTCGCCCCCAATGCGTTCACCAGTCACGCGTATGCCAATGTCATGGCTAGCGAGCGCATGCTCGATGTCAATGGCCACATCAGCCTCAAGGATGTGAGCGCAGCCGTGAAGTGGTTGCAATGGCCATTCCGCGCCACGGTCAGCAGCATTACGTACGCTCCGGGGGTGCCCATGGGTATCACCGACGCGAACGAATGGAACACATGGCCGGGTTGGGGCTGCGCGCCGAAGAAATCCAAACTCGCCAACCTGTTCATCAAGTTGGTTGATCACCTGTTTGCAGGCACAGAGCCCGAAGCGAAGAAGTGGTTCCTGCAATGGTGCGCGTATCCACTTCAGCATCCAGGCGTGAAGATGTTTACAAGCGCAGTGCTATTCAGCAATACGCAAGGTGTCGGCAAGAGCCTCGTCTTCTCCATTCTTGGTGAGATCTATGGGGAGAATTATCACTCGATCAAGCAGGTAGACATCAACGGTAGTTTCAACGCGTGGGCCGAGAATAAGCAGTTCGTCCTGATCGACGACATCAGCGGCACCGACAAGCGGCACGAGGCAGATAGATGGAAGGGTCTGATCACGCAGCAGAAGATGGACATCAATATCAAGTACGTTCCCACCTACTCTGTGCGCGACTGCATCAACTACGGGCTGACCAGCAACCAGCCCGATAGCATCTATCTCGAAAACAACGACCGGCGTTTCTTCATTCACGAGGTCAAGGTCGATGCGCTCCCTGATAGTTTCTACAATGAGATCAAGGCAGTCACGAAAGACAGGGGTGATGGCACGCTCGCGCCAGCCGTGTTCGATTACCTTCTCCACATCGACCTGACTGGGTTCAACCCAACCGCTCAGGCATTCGTGACGCAATCCAAGCTGCGCATGATCGAAGAAGTGAAATCAGACATAGCCGCATGGGTCAGCAGTCTTGTGAAAGACCCCGATGGTGTGCTGCGAGAGGGCCGCGCAGAGATCGTCGGTGACTTGTTCACCAGCAAGGAGCTTCTCAACTTCTACCACAGGGCTGGGCATACGCTCTGCACTGCGCAGACCATCGGCAAGGAATTGCATAAGGCGGGCGTGCCTGAATTTCAGAATGGCACATCATTGCGCACCATCAAAGGGGTGGGAAAGTACTACATCATTCGCAATCAAGGGAAGTGGATGAAAGCCAATCCAGCCGCAGCGACGGCACATGTCAATCAAATCTATGAAAAGGGAGGGTGGAAATGAAAGTGAGGGAGTTGCTGCATGAATTGATTGATGCCGACCCCGACGCACAGGTTTGGATTGACCCACCTGATGACGTTTCGCAGCGGGGTATCAATTGCAGTTATCGAGAAGTACTATACGTAGAGCCTGGGCAACTAGAAGATATTTTTCTGAAGCCTGGGCCGAAACGCAAACATCGTTCAGAGGAGGTATGACATGACACCCGAACAGGAAGTTCTCCAGAGCATCAAGACAGCCATCATCGAGTTGCCTGCCGGTGATCAGTTGCAGATCCATCGCATCGCCAACAAGATTCGCATCGCCGTCGAGTTGAACCCCGACTATGGCAGATGTGCGCTCGCGCTGGTCGGTGCCGAGTATGCCGCGAAGGAGGGTGCGGAATGAAAGCGCTCACGTTCGATTCCTGGAAGCTGGCTGGCTTCCGTGTCATGCGCGGCGAGCACGCCACGGGTCACAATGACAAGGGCGAAGCGACCTTCACCCGCGATCAGGTCGAGGAAGGCTCAGAGCGGCAGTACTTCAATGACATGAACATCACCGACATCGAGCGCGAGTCGACGGACCTTAAACCGAGAGGAGGCAGGTGATGAGCACGACGCAGCAGATGCTCGACGCCCCACCGCACGCGATCCTCGTGTGGTGCAATTCATCATTGACCTATCCGCGTAATCTCGCGCGGTACCTGAAGCGGCCTGATTTGATCATCGTGCCGCGCCACTGGCTTTGCAGTATTGATGTGCATTCAACCAAAGGCCCGGTCGTGCTCGATCACTCGATCGCGCAACTGACCAGTGAAGAACGACAAGCACTTGACTACTTGAGGAGCAGAGCATGAGTAACAACGTGTCTGAGATCGTGAGCAATCTGCGCGAGTGTGCGACCCAATTGGAGAGTGGTGATCTCGTCATTGATTCTGTCGCGATGGCTCGTGCGTTCGCCGAGATGGATTCCGAGGGGCAGGCTGCGTTTTTCGACGAACTGCATAGGATCGTCATGAATGAGTGGGAGTCCGGCATGGGCTCATTTCGTGTGCAGAAAGGTCAAATCCTGCGCAGGGTCAGCCCTGGTGGCAAGGAGATCATGCAGGCCATCGGCGAGGTGGAGTGATGCATTTCATCAATGTCGTCGAAGCCGAGAAGGAAGCGAAGCGGTTCCTGCTGCGCTGTGAGGAGTGGAAGCATCGGGCCAAGACCGAGCAGACGATGTACATGATGCAGACCGCCGAGGGTGGTGCGCTCACCCGCGCATCGTTGGACTTGTCGCGCAGTTTGGCGAAGCTGAGGAAACCGTGAACCCCATCATCGAAGCCGCCCAGGCATGGTACTTGTCCAAGCGCCCATCTCACTTCGACGCCGCTCAGCACAAGCAGCACCCGTGGGTGAACACCTTTGGCGACCAGGAGACCATGCTCGCAGTGGCCTGTGCGGGCGGGCCGGAAGACTGCATCATCGCCGCCGCGCGAGCATGGTATCGCAGTGAGCATCGCCCCGCCACAATCGAAGGCAAGCACCTCGATCAAGTTCTCTCAACCATGTCATCCGATGATGACGACAACCAAGAAGGAGCAATCATGAATTGCTGGCTCGTATCACTTCCCGGCAGATGCCGTCGTTTCGTCGCATCGCAGGCCGACGCTCGCGAGATGCGGGAACTATTCATGCAGGAGTACAGTGTCAAGAAAAAGGAAGTGGTAGTTGAGCCCGCAGACATTCCTACAAAGAAAGATGACTTGCTCGCGTACATGAACGAAGCCTATGCGACCATCGACGCGGTGGGGGTGCAGTAATGAACGATGTCATGATCGATCTCGAAACAATGGGCACCGGCCCGCGCGCTGCCATCATCGCCATCGGCGCAGTGCTGTTCGATCTGAAGACCGGCGAGCTTAGTCAGACGTTTCTTCAGTCAGTCGATCTGGAAAGCTCGATGCTGATGGGTGGGGAAGTGACTGCCGGAACTATCGAGTGGTGGATGAAGCAGAGTGAAGAAGCCAAGCTCGTCTTCACCGACAGCCACAAGAGCAGCATCCACCACGCACTGCTGTCATTCTCCAGGTTCATCGACAAGTATTCCGCCAGAGGTCTCAAGGTGTGGGGCAATGGCAGTGACTTCGACAACGTGATCCTGCGTGGTGCCTATGACCGCTGCGGTATGGAGACTCCGTGGGAGTTCCGCAACAGCCGCTGCTATCGCACCGTGAAGAACCTGTTCCCCGATATCAAGTTCGAGCCCAGCGGCGTCGCGCACAATGCACTCGACGACGCGACTGCCCAGGCGACTCATCTCATTCGCATGATCGGAGGCAAGTCATGATTGAACGACGCAGTGAGATCACGCCCGCATTGCGAGACGTAATTGTCGAGCGTTACCGGCAGGTCAACGACGAGCACTTCAGCGCTGATCATGACGACGAACATACCGACTGCTCCCTGGCCATCGCGGGGGCGTACTACGCAGCGTTCTCCACTGACGCCATTGTCGACCCCTGGCCGTGGGATGAGTCATGGCTGAAGATCACGACGCACCGGCAGAACTGCGTGAAAGCCGCCGCGCTGATCATCGCTGAGATCGAGCGGCTCGACCGCAGGGAGGTGAAATGAGACAGTGCTACATCAGCGGCCAGTACAGCAACGCCGACCCAATGCTGCGCAACGGCAACATCATGCGGGCGATGGAGGCAGGTATCGCTCTGCTTCAGCGCAACTGGCTTCCCATTGTTCCGCATACCAGCATGAACCACAGCACGCCCTGGTCGGTCGCGATCAGCCGCGACAAGATGGTGCTGCACTCGCTCGACCCCATGACCGACGTGCTGGTCGTGCTCTCAGGTTGGGGTGACTCCCCTGGGGCATGCGAAGAAGTGAAGGTTGCGCAGATGCTCGGCATTCGGGTGCTCACACTACATGAGGCAATTCGGCTATGACCATCCATGACGACTTCGCATTCTTCGGCCTCGACATCAACGCGAGCCTGAACGACATCAAGGAGCGCTATCGCACCCACGCCTTCAGTGCCCACCCCGACCAGGGCGGCGACACTGCGCAGTTCACGAAGCTGAACGAAGCATACAAGTCCTGCATCGAGTTCGCCCGCAACGCGCCATGCGCACTCTGCAATGGCATGGGCATCTTCACGACGATCAGCGCGGCGATGAAGTTGACGAAGATCCCGTGCGTGAAGTGCGACGGCACCGGGAGGGCGCACCGATGAACGACGCACAGATGAAACTGCTCGATGAAGCGCTCGCGCTGGTCAGGGATCACAGGCTGGTCGCAATGGCCAAGCGCATGAACCGCCTGGAGATCATCCTGGTCGCACTGAAAGAGATGAACTGCAATAAGTCGTAGCCCGACCTTGCGGCCAACTGCACATATTGCAGTTGGCCGTAAAAATATTTACGTATATTGCAGTAAACGCAAACATATTTATTTACAGCACTATACAAATCATGTCAAAATTAAGTCCCCACGGGTCTAGGCTCAGGGGATTGGGTCAGAACCGAAGTGAATGTTCCTGAACCATTTGTCTTTGCGACACGGGCACCAGACGCAGGCGGCGCGAGGTGAGGTTGATCGAGTGCATGAAGGCACGATGATCAGCAGAGGCCCAAGTCAGACAGCAAGCGCGAACGGTGAACGCGCTCCATCTCCTCAGAGTGAGATGACATGATCCAGCGCGATCAAGTAGTCCGTAGGGTAACGCATGATGCGGATTCAAGAGAACGATGGGGCCGAGCAGGGCACGAGATGCACTGACTCAAGTGACGACCCCGAGCTTGTGATGAACGGTGACAACCACGCAAGCTCACAACCGAGGCGGGCGGCCTCAGCAGTACATGAAGCACTTGCCAGGGCGTTTCAGGACGCTCGCCCGGAACGAGACGGACGAAGAAGATCGAATGAGAAGGGCCGCTAGACTGCAAAAGCAGGTTTGGCCCGATGCGCTGGCAAACACTGATGATGCGCGAAGCGTGTTCTTGCGGACACCTGACATCAGTGAGTACTGAGCAACGAACTTGCGGCGGGCGATTAACAACGCTCTGCGGGAAACACCCGCCGCGAATCGTTGCACAGAACCGAGCAGCGATACAGGCTGCTCGTTCCTGTGCAATCAAGCATGGGCATCGCAATCAGAGGAGAACTTATGGCGCACTTCTAGCATCGCCCCTTCCATCCCGCGCATATTGTGCAGTGCTGACATCTGACAGGAGAACACCATGAAGCCCACCACGACCACATGCCCCGCTTGCGGGCGCAAGTCCATCCATCTCGGCGTGCTCACCAACGTCGCCACGACGATTCATCGTGTGGCATGCTCTGAGTGCAAGGTGAAATGGCAAGTGAAGAATACGCCGCTGCCCACCAAGTACGCGGGCGTATTCATGAACCAACTCGATTTCGTCAACATCTCATGGGGGCGCTGATGATCAGCAACCGGCCCACTGGCTACCAGTGCATGCAGTACACCGCGAAAGAACTGATCGAGCGCTGGGGCAAGTTCCACGCCGACATCACGGTCAGCCCGCTCCCGAAGCACAAGTACACCATCGAGATCATGCGCCACGACGGCATGACGGAGACCTGGAACTTCTCCGAGGTTGGCGTGCTGCTCTATGCTGCCCGCAACGCCAAGCGGATGTACAAGGCTGCCTGCGTGCTGGTCATCAGCCGCGACGGGAACTTCTTCACGGCCAAGGAGGTCTGAGATGGAACGCGAGTTCATCAGTCCGTGGATCAGCAGGCATTGTCTCAGGTATCTCGCGCGGCATCCTCGTGCAGTGTGGTCATTGTCATGGGTCAATCTTGAAACCAGGGAGAAGTGATGAAGCATCGAGTCTACGTCCAGCGTGATCAGTACGGTGCGCTCGTCAAGGCGAGCTTCAACAAGTTCGACGGCACGACCGGCGGCTCGTGGGCCAGCACGACGAGGCAGCTTGCGGGTATCTGCATGCACGGCGATACCACCATGCGCCTGTTCGAGTCGTGCTGGCGTGATGCTGCGCGCGATTGCATGGTCGGCCACAGCAAGCCGATCACCAAGTACAGCGACGACCAGGACATCGAGTGTGCGCGGCAGGACGCCGAAATGCTTGATGCGTACGCGCGTGGCAAGGTGAACAACGAGCGCAGCAGCTTCTACATTCACGGGAGGTAAACATGCAGATAGCATACATACGCCATGATGATGACTGTGCGTCGCCACGTGAGAACGACAATCTCGGCACGCTCTGCCTGTTCTCCCGGCGCTACCGGCTGCCCAACGAGTCGATCTTGACGCTCGAATCTCTGCATGAGTACTTGGCCAGTCCGCAGTTCTGTGGCGTGCAGTTGCCGGTGTGGGTTTATGATCATGGGCGAGTCGCGTACACGGCTGGCTCTCGTATGGGCTGCTTCGCTGATCGGTGGGACTCAGCACAGGCTGGTATGATCTACATCGAGCAGAAGAAGATCATCGAGGAGTTCGGCACCGGCAGAACCGACGAGCAGATCGCTGAGTACTTGCGCAACGAGGTTGACGAGTTCAGCAAGTGGGCCGATGGAGAATGCTACGGCTACATTCTCATGGAAGACGGCGTCGAGGTTGACGCCTGCTGGGGGTTCATCGGCTATGACGAGGTCGTGGCCGCAGCGAAGGAAGCGGGCGCTGAACAGATCATCGACAAGGAGGACTGATATGACCAAGTACTTGCAATCCGGCACGCTGATCCACGGCACGATGCGCAGCGAGGATCTGATCCCCGCGTTCATCGAGGCACTCGAAGCCATCGAGTTGTCCCCCGATGAGAAGGATGAGGTGGAGCAGATCAAGACCGCGATGCAGCGGCCCGGCTTCTACGACAGCGAAGACGCCGACTGGTCGCTCAACGAAGTGCTGTTCTACCTGCTCAATGAGCACTGCCCCGAAGATCACTACTTCGGCAACATCGAGGGCGACGGCAGCGACTACGGCTGCTGGCCGTGCAGCGATGGAAGCGAGTGTGCCCCGTGCTGACCGAGAAGAAGATCTACCTGGAGCACTGCATGCAGGCCGACCCGCAGTTCTTGCGCGAGTGCCTGGATGAACCCAGCAGGTTCATGCGCCCGATCCATCTGCTGCTGATCAGGCTCGCGCTGAGAAAGCGAGGACTGGCATGAGGACGTACTACTTGTATCAGTACAGCGGCGTGTCGCATCGGCGCACGCTCAACGACATGATCATTGCCACTGTGCGGGCGTCGAACACCGACGACGCATGGTGGTTGTTCCAGGATCGCAACCCCAAGGTCAAGCGGTTCGTGGGCATCTGACATCTGACATAGGAGGACCATCATGGTCATCACCAGCAGCACTCGCAGCATCCTCTCCAGCGCGTTGATCGCGCTCACCGGCCCGCTGCCAATCCACAAGTCCAAGAGCGTGCTTCGCGCCGCATTCCTGGCCAAGCGCAAGGCCGAGCGCGAGCAGTGCATTCCGTTCGCGCACGGTGCTGAGGACTCGCACAAGTGGGAGAGCGAGAGCAACAAGCCGAAGTCGCAGCGCACCTACTATCTGGGCCTCGGCGGCCTCGTGAGTCAGCGCATCGCGCTGGTCGGCGACCTGCATGCGACCTGCCGCGCCCACGACACCGCCGAGGCGCTCGACAAGTTCACGCAGTCGTACCGGGCGCGCGAGTGCCAGCCGTTGTTCGCGCCGTTCGTGAAAGGACACTAAGATGATCGTCTACGCCATCAAGCACATTCCGACCGGCAAGTTCATGCCCGCGAGAATGGAAGGCTCTCGCAGTGGCTCGCGCGGCTGGAGCCACTGGGTTCCCGAGCATCAGTCTTCGCCCGAAGTTCTTCCACGTCTCTGGCAGACGCATCAGCGGGCCGCGCGGGCGCTCACCGCATGGCTCGAAGGCGTGTTCGTCTACGTCGTGGAACATTACGGAGAGTACGGCCAAGAGACAGATTGCGTACTGCAACCGACCAAGCCAATCATCGAACGTAAGCGTGAGGACATGGTCATCGTGCCCATGACGCTCACTTCTCACATCTGACAGGAGAATCAAATGACACCATCCGATATCGAAGTGCTGCTGCATTACAACACCATCGGCACCCCTCACCCGCGCATCCACGCTCCCGCTGTCCGTCAAGGCATCGAGTGGTTCGTTCGCATGGATGTGCTCGCGCCTACTGTCGACGAAGGCGCCTATGAACTGACACCGAGAGGCAAAGCACTACTCAGCTTGCTCTGCAATACGCTGATGCCGACGCCCGCGTGGCTCGACGCTGCTGGCAACATCATCACCAAGTAAATCGCACATCTGACAGGAGAATCAAATGGCTCACAATCTGAAGAAGAACGCGCAGGGCGTCGAGGAAATGGCATTCAACGTCGAGGGCGGCGTGCCCTGGCACAAGCTGGGCACTCCGGTCGACGGCCCGATGACCGTCGAGACCGCCAAGCGGGTGCTGCCGTTCACCTACCGCAAGGAGAAGCTGCTGCGGCCCAACGGCGAAGTGATCGAGGGTTACGAGAGCATCGTGATCAGCGACACCAACAAGATCATGGGCATCGGCGGCAGCACGGCCAGCATCTACCAGCCCGAGGACTGCGCTCGCTTCGTCGAAGCGCTCTGCGACGAGAAGCAGTTGGTCGAGACCGTGGGCGCACTCGGCAACGGTGAGCGCATCTGGTTCCTCGTCCACACGCCCGATTATAAGTACGAAGTGTTCAAGGGCGACGAGCATCGGATGTACACGCTGATCACCAACGCGTACGACTTCACTGCCGCGCTCGAAGCCCGCTACACCGACATCAGGGCCGTCTGCGAGAACACGGTCAACGCCGCGACCAGCGGTTCGCCCGCGACCGTGAAGATCAAGCACACGTCGAACATGCACCAGCGGGCCAACATCGCCGCCGAGATCTTCAAGGGCTACGTGCGAGCCAACGCGAACTTCAAGGAGGCGATGAAGTACTTGGCCAAGCATCCGATCACCGATGCGCTGGTGAAGGAGTTCACGATCAGCATGTTCGGCGATCCCGAGAAGACCGAAGAAGGTCGTGCGCAGACGATCCTGGCGAACAAGCTGAACAAGTTCGGCGAGTTGCTGGTGTGTGGGCGCGGCACTGACATCAAGGGCGTGGCCGGTTCGATGTATGGCATGTTCAACGCGTTCACCGAGTATCAGGACTACTACTCGACCGTGCGCAACGCGAAGGACGCGAGCGGTGCTGTGAACCGCACGAGCAGCATCCTGTTCGGGCAGGCCAACAAGGAGAAGTCCAAGGCGCTCGAAGTCGCGCTTGTGCTGAGCGGAAGGTGAGTATGGCTCACATCATATTTAACAGGCAGCAGGTCGTCGCCGCGCTGCGCTGCGAAGCGATCAGCGCAGGCTGGGATGCCGATATGGATGTCCCGCCCGCAGACGAATGCAATGTAGATGTCACGCTCGACAACAAGGGCAGGCTGAAACACGCAACCCTTACTTGGGACTCGTGATCTTGTATTCATGCACGCACGAAAAATAATTATGGACGTGGGGCAGCATCGTGCTACCCTGCGTCTTGGTGATCCAGCATCTAGCATCTAGCATCGGAGTACTAAAATGGCTTCTCTCTACCAGGACACCCAGGCCCGCATCGCCATCGTCATCACGGCCAACGCGAACTTCATCGACTACGTGCAACATTCCGGCAAGAAGGTTGACACGTACCACGTTCCCACCAAGGACTTCAACAAGTTCTTCCACATCATCGAGGGCGGCAAGACCGGCCCCGTCGATGCTGCGAAGAAGCTGCTCGCTCTCGCCAACAGTGGCGTGAGCATTACGCCCGAAGCGAAGCAGGAGCTTCAGGGCATCGTTGCCAAGGCACCACTCATGGAGGCCCCCATGGCCATCCCCACCTCTCTCCCCAAGTCCAACGGCAAGACTGACAAGCCGAAGGGCAAGCCCGCTCCGCAGAAGCTCAGCGAACTGCCGGTCGCGAAGAACACCGACGACAAGATCAGCAAGCTCGCGCCCGTGGCCGAAGCCACTGCGCCGAAGGCCGCGCATGCTCCCCGCGCCGAGAAGCCCGAAGTCGAAGCCAGCGACCTCGTGAAGCAGGCCCAGGCCGATGCCGACGCGATGATCGCCGAGGCCGAGGCCATGCTGGAGGAAGCGAAGAAGAAGGCCGACGAGAAGAAGGCCGGTGACGCAGCCAAGGCCGAAGCGAAGAAGATCATCGAGAAGGCCAAGGCCGAAGTCGCCAAGATCAAGGCGGCAATCGCCAAGCTCGGCAAGAAGGGCGGGCGCAAGGCGAAGGCCGAAGGCGATGGCGGCGAGCGCGCCCCGCGCGATACCGAGGACATCAGCGCGAAGAAGATCGTCCAGGTCGAAGCTCCGGTCGTGCGCGAGGGCAGCGCTCGCGGTGAACTCATCGCCACGATCTACAAGTGCAAGACCGTGAAGAACGCGCTGACCTACGAGGGCGTGCGCCCGCAGATGATCAAGCAGATGGTCACGAAGGGCTACATCACTTTGGAGTAGTCTAATGGGATACCCAGCAACTCCAGTGCAAGATCGGATCATGGCAAAGATCAACACACGCAATCCAGATGCGTGCTGGAATTGGCTAGGCTGTAAATCTCTAGTTGGATACGGGTACATCAAAATTAAAAAGAAAATGGTGTACGCGCATCGAGCGGCGTACGAATCATTCGTTGGGCTCATACCATATGGGATGCACATTGATCATGTTTGCGAAAACAAGTCATGTGTTAATCCCAGCCATCTTCGTATCGCCACAATAAATGACAACATGCACCATAGGAGATTGCAGACTAACAATACGTCTGGGTACAAAGGCGTCCGTCATGTATCTACATTCAAATGGGAGGCTCGCATTATGGTGAACAAAGTTTCAATCTGCATCGGCAGGTTTAACAGCCCTATCGATGCTCATACGGCTTACTGTGATGCTGCTCGCCAGTACCATGGTGAGTTCGCAAGCGGTGGTTAGCATGACCGCAGCGGCAGCAACCACACGAAAGAAGAAGCTGGCCAGCCCCAAGCAGCCCACGGTCATGCAAGGTACCGAGGCATGGCGTCTGCTCCGGTGCGCGAAGGTGACAGCCTCGCGCATCTCTGATGTCATGAACTTCAAGAAGGACGGCAGCGAGTCGGCAGCACGCCGCGAGTACCGGCTCCAGGTCGTCACCGAGATGCTCACCGGCATCCCGTATGACTACGGCTTCGAGACTCCAGCCATGCGCTGGGGTCGAGAGACCGAGCCGCTCGCACGGATCGTCTACAGCGAGCTTGCCCAGGTAGCTGTGGACCAGATCGCATTCGTCGATCACCCCACCATCAAGAATGCAGGCGCATCGCCTGATGGTCTGGTCGGCAAGGACGGGCTGCTTGAATTGAAGTGTCCGACTTCGTTCACGCATCTGAATTACTTGCTCACCCCCGGCTCGATTGAGGGCGATTACATGGATCAGGTCCAGTGGCAGCTTGCCTGCACCAAGCGGCTGTGGTGCGATCTGGTTTCGTATGACCCGCGCATGCCTGAGAACCTGCGCGTGTATCGGATTCGCATCAAGCGAGACGAAGACCTGATCAAGAAGTACGAATTGAACGTGAACAAGTTCATCGACGAGTGCCGTGCGCTCGTCACCACGTTGGCGTCCTACACGCCGACCCTTACAGCGAAAGGCTGACATCATGGCAATCACCAAGAAGACCACCACGCAAGTCAACACCTGGGACGAGAAGCTCGCGAAGGAAGCCGACATCAGCGCTGGCCAGGAAGCCGGTGCCGCTGGCGGGCAGTTCTTCAGTCTGCGGGCGGGCATCCTCAAGTTCGACGGCGCTGCGATGCCGGGGAACCAGATCGCCTGCATCATCATCGACAACGTCCTGGAGAACGTGTACTACCCCGGTGCGTTCGACGCCGAGAACCCCACCCCGCCCAAGTGCTTCGCGTTCGGACGGGTCGACAACAACGGCGACCTGCCGCCCATGACCCCGCACGAGATCGTGCTGGAGAAGCAGAGCGAACTGTGCAGCAAGTGCCAGTGGGCGCAGTGGGGCACGAAGGTCCGCGCCGATGGCAGCAAGAGCAGGGGCAAGGCGTGCAGCGAGACGCGACGGCTGGCGATCATCATCGCTGGCAACTTCGTCGGCGGGCAGTTCCAGCCCATCGCCAAGGCCGATGCGTCTGACCACTTCGCCAACGCGAAGGTCGGCTACATGAAGCTGCCCGTCACCAGCGTCAAGAACTTCTCCGGCTACGTTCGCTCCTGCAAGAGCGCGTTCGCCCGCCCGCCCTATGCGATGTATACCCGCATCTGGCTCACGCCGAACGCCGACAACCAGTTCGACGTGAACTTCGAGGCGTTGGGCAAGGTGCCCAGTGAACTCCAGAACGTGATCGAACTGCGGCATGATCAGGCCGTCGAGGAAATCATGTTCCCGTACCAGCCCGCTGCTGAAGTCGAGAAGCCGAAGGCGGCAGTGCCACCGAAGCGCAAGAAGTACTAGCCAGTCGTTTCAATCTGCGGGGCAGCGTTCAATTGCGCTGCCCCGCATTTCCATTCTGGAGCAAGCATGAAGAACGCACTCGACAACTGGGTGGCCATCAACGAAGCGATGAAGAACTGCACAGAGAAGGAAGCACTCAAGCTGATGGAGAAGGAGCGCAGTGGTGAGAACCGGACCCGCGTGCTGCTGCGCATCCACTCTCGCATGAACAAGCTGCGGGCCGACCGGGAGCGTCGGGAGATCATGGGAGGAAAGTGATGCTCAAGCCCAAGCGGTTGTTGACCGAGAGCCCGTACTACTGCCCGCTGCGCTCGCGCCAATCAGTCAAAAATATCGGCAGAAAGAAAAAGCGAGATTGCGCGCAAACGTGCAGCGCTTTACACGCACGAGGAAAGAAGTGAGATTGCAAAAAGAAGATGCGAGGCGGTACGTGCCAAGAAAAAGTGTTAGGCCGGTTTGCGTCGATTTCGAGACCGAACCAATTCGGCCTCGCCCGGATTACCCCCCTAAACCAGTGGGAGTGTCTATTGTGTACCCAGGTCAAAAGTCCAGATATTATTCCTGGGGCCACCCCACAAAGAACAACTGCACTGAGGACGACGCTAAGCGGGCGCTGAAGCTAGCGTGGTCATGGAATGATGGTGTGCTGGGTCATAACATACAGTTTGATTATGAAGTGGCAACCGCGCACATGGGCATGCCAGAACTTCCGTGGGATAAACTTTTTGAAACCATGTTCCTGCTGTTCCTTGACAACCCGCACGCCAAGGAGCTTGCACTGAAGCCCGCATGCGAGAGTCTGCTGGGTATGCCACCCGAGGAGCGTGATGCAGTTGGTGACTGGCTGTTCGAGCATGAGAGTGAACTGCATGCTTATGGCCTGTTGCCATCCGACGTGAGCTTGTCGCGAGACAAGAAGGCCAAACCGAGCAAGAGTGGCTGGCCGCAGTACTTCTCCGCCTGGGTCTGCCTTGCTCCTGGTGACATCGCTGGCAAGTATGCGAACGGTGACACCATCAGGACCGGCAAGCTGTTCGACAAGTTGATGCCTGAGATCAAGAAGCGCAAGATGATGGAGGCGTACGACCGTGAGCGCAAGCTGATCCCGATTCTGATCGCCATCGAGCGGCAGGGCATCCGGGTCGACCTGCAACGGCTTGATCATGACGCGCAGATGTACGACCAGTGCATGATTGACAGCGAGAAGTGGCTGCGCAAGAAGATGAAGGTCGGCGCTGATTTCAACCTCAACGCTGATCAGCAAGTCGTGCGGGCCATGGCCGCTGCTGGGCTGATCGATCTGGACAAGCTGGGCACCACGCCCAAGAGCAAGCCCGAGAAGATCACGTACAAGTCCGATGCCGACTCAATCGCAAACGCAGTCATCGACAAGGTGTTCGCAGGCGTGCTGAAGTATCGCAATCAACTCACCACCTGTTTGAACACGTTCATGAAGCCATGGCTCAAGGTGGCGCAGAAGTCTGGTGGGCTGATCTTCACTCACTGGAATCAGATCAGAAGTGAGAAGGCGGGCGCTCGCACGGGCCGGTTCTCATCGAGTCCGAACTTTCAGAACATCCCCACGATGTTCAAGCACATCTTCAAGCACACAGCATTGCGTGCCGCTGATGCGTGCGAGGAGAAAGACGAACAGGTCAAGCTGCTCGCACTGGCCAAGACCCTGCCAGTGCTGCCCCATGGGCTGCCGCTTACTGACTTGCCATTGTGTCGGGGCTACATCATCCCGTACTTGCCGGGTCATCTGCTGATCGACCGTGACTTCTCCCAGCAGGAGCCGCGCATCTTCGCGCACTTCGAGGATGGGCCGCTGACTGCCGCGTACAACGCAAATCCATGGCTTGACCTGCATGATCATGCCAGTGACGAAATATTCAAGCTGCTGGGCAAGCGCTTCCCGCGCAAGAAGACGAAGATCATCAACCTGGGGCTGCTCTACGGCAAGGGAATCAAGCTGCTCGCATCAGAACTTGATGACACTGAGGAAGTGGCGGCTGAACTGAAGAAGGCCGTGCTAAAGATCTTCCCCGGTCTACAGGAATTGAACAAGGACATGAAGCGGCGGGCCATGAGCAACCTGCCGTTCCGCACTTGGGGCGGGCGCGAGTACTTCTGCGAGCCGCCGAAGATCGTCGATGGTCGCACGATGACGTTCGATTACAAGATGATCAACTGTCTCGTGCAGGGTTCAGCAGCGGACTACACGAAGCAGGCGATGATCGACTACTGGGAAGTGAAAGAGAAGGAGGTGTACTTGCTGCTCACGGTGCATGATGAATTGCTGACCAGTGCTCCAAGGGGGCCATTATTCAGTTCATACATGAACACATTGCGCGATGCGATGCAGAAGCCCGAGCTTGACGTGCCGATGCGCAGCGAGGGCACGATCTCAGAAACCGATTGGGGCCACATGGCTCCGTACGATAAGAAAGGAGTGCTGGTATGAAAGACCAGCCGTGGGTTGAACACATTCACTTTTTAGATATGCGCTGCGATCTGTGTGGTGACAACATCGAGGATGGTGTGACGTATTACAGTCAAGTGTGGAAAGAGTGCAAGGGCGCAGCGTGGCGGCATCAGGATTTTTGCCGCACTTGCTATAATAAAATAATGCAAAGGGAGAAGTAATGCCGACTCGACTGAAGAACCTGAAGGAACGCGCGCAGGTCATCGCCAAGGGACTCAATCACGACATGGGCACTTTCAATCGCGTTGACGCGGACGGCAGCGTGTGGGTGTCGTTCTGCTATGGCTGCGGGAGACAGATGATGGTCGACCCGGTCGACGGTGCAGGCTGCTGGGGCATTGCGATGACCGAGTTCTGCGGGCCGGTGCAGCCGGAAGTGCCGAAAGAATGCCGCAGCATTGCTGAGCAGATGGAGATCATCGAACTGAAGTGCGAACCCGAGCCGACGCGGGAACAGATGACCGTCGCAATCGATGAACTGGCTGAGCATGAACTTGCCGCAGTCATGGGTGTTGACGCGGCGAGCGGACCGGACAGGACCGTCATGGTCAGCACTGGCCCTGATGGCAACATGATAACGCATGAGCATAAGCTGAAGCCGCAGGGCAAGCTCAAGGAGTTCCCCGATGGCTCGATCTACGAAATGCGCGGCGACGGCTGGCGACGGCGCGATGATCTGCGAAGGAGGTCGTCTTGACTGACCGCTTCACCACATGGTCATACAGTGCGTACTCGCAGTGGCGCGAGTGCCCGCGCAAGGCGTACTACGCACGCATCCTCAAGCTGCCCCAGCCAAGCTCGCCGCAGATGGATCGCGGCACTGCGATCCATCAGCTTGCCCAGGATTTCGTCGAGGGCAAGCACGTCGACATTCCCAACGAGTTGCGGCCATTCAAGGCGCAGTTCACCATGCTGCGCGACTCGAAAGCAATGTGCGAGCAGAACTGGGGCTTCACGTCGACATGGCAGCCGTGCGGGTTCTTCTCGCCCGACGTGTGGCTGCGCGTGAAGTGCGATGCCACCTACTATCAGTCACCGACCATCGCCGTGATCGTCGATCACAAGACTGGCAAGATCTACGACGAGCATCATGATCAGCTTGATCTGTACGCGACTGTGGGCTTCATCATGCTCCCCGATGCACGCAAGATCATCGCACAGGACTGGTATCTCGATCAGGACGCAGTGGTCGAAGATGTGTTCGAGTCGAAGCAGTCACGAGCACTGCGGCAGAAGTGGGACAAGCTGGTCGAGCCGTACTTCAACGATGACATCTTCCCATGCAAGCCGTCACCGAAATGCAAGTGGTGCGCATTCAGCAAGGCCAACCTTGGGCCTTGCGACTTCTGAGGTGAACCATGCGAATACTTTGTCTGATTTCCGGCGGTTGTCACTTTCAGACCTTGCGCGAGGAGTGGCTACCGCCCGACAAGCACTATCAGTACTCCCGGCTGTATCGCGTCGATGAGTGCCCGTGGTGCCATGACACACGAGCTACGATCACATCACCAGAGCCGGATGAGACGCGCACCACGCTACCGCGTCGGTTCCTGGACAATGGTCGATCTGAGGTGAAGGCATGAGACAAATCATTGCTGATTTACGCGGGGGCATTCCTGACAAGTGCGACTGCTGCGGGCGTGTCACACCACCAGACGATCTTGAGCCTGTGTCTGGCGGAGAGTGGATCTGCGTCAAGTGCTTAGAGGCTGAACTTGATGCCATTCGAGCAGAGCGCGATCTATGACCGGCCCCGAAGCAACCATCGAGCAGCGCGTCAACGAACGCGCCGAGAACGAGCTTGGGCTGCTGAATAGCAAGCTGGGCAAGGACGGCATGCCTGATCGTTGCTACTGGATGCCGCAGGGCAAGCCAATCCTCATCGAGTACAAGGCACCGGGCGAACAGCCGACCAAGCGGCAGTGGTACTGGATCAATTTTCTGAGAGGACTTTCGTATGATGTCCAATGGTTCGATGATGCAGACAGAGCTTTCGATTATCTCGCCGCAGCCGTGGCGTCCTACACCATACATGATAAGGGGAACCCGCTTCCTGCTGGAGCACGCCAACGCTGCCGTGCTGGCCAAGCCGGGAGGTCGTAAGACCAGCATCACGCTCGCCGCGCTAAAGATTCTGTTCGACAAGAAGATGATCAACCGCGTGCTGATCGTCGCCCCTCGTCTGGTTTGTTATGACACTTGGCCCGGCGAGATGGAGAAGTGGCTCGACTTCAACGGCTTCACCTATGCCGTGCTGCACGAGGGCGGCAAGGACTTCGATCTCATCCCACGCGTGCAGGTCTGCCTGATCAACTACGAGGGGGTGGACTGGCTGTTGGGCACAGTGAAGGAGAAGTATCAGGCCAAGGTGCGCAACAAGTGGACCGGCGGCATGGTCGACAGCACGCGCGTACGAGTGACGACGAACATGAAGCGCTTCAAGAGCTTCGGCTTCGACGTGCTGGTGATCGACGAACTCAGCAAGTACAAGCACCAGGACACGATCAGGTTCAAGGCACTCAAGGAGGTGATTCATACCTTCCGCTATCGCTGGGGCCTCACTGGTTCGCCTGCGGCCAACGGGCTGATCGATCTGTTCGGCCAGTGCTGGATTCTCGATCAGGGCAATGCGTTGGGCAAGTTCGTGACCCACTTCCGCAAGGAGTACTTCGACGAAGACCCGCACACGCTGGAGTACGCCCTGAAGGAAGGTGCCGAGGAGAAGATCTACGAACGCATCGCCCCGCTAGCGTTCGTGCCTACCGAGCAGGACTACGAGCAACTTCCCGAGATGGTGATCCAGGACATCATGATCGATCTGCCTGATGACGTTCGCCGCATCTACGACGAACTTCAGGATGATCTGATCACCGGCATCAAGAATCACATCATCGTCGCCAAGAACGCAGGCGCAGCCGCTACGAAATGTCGCCAAGTTGCCAGCGGCGGGATCTACGTCAAGGATGCCCCGGTCATCGGCCAGAAGGCTGGGGCGCGTGAGTGGGTGAACCTGCACACCGAGAAGGTCGACGCGCTGATGGACTTGTTCGAGGAGCTTCAGCATGACCCGTTGCTGATCGCGTACGACTTCGAGCATGATATGGATCGTCTGCGCAAGAAGTTCAAGGGCAAGAACATCGTGTTCGCCTGTGACGTTGCGCCTGCTGATTTCCGCAGGTTGGTGCAGCGCTGGAACAACGGCGATATCGATGGGTTGTTCGGTCATCCGGCGTCTATCGGGCACGGCCTGAACTTGCAGGACGCAGGGTGCCATGTCGCATGGCATACGATGATCTACGATTTCGATCTGTACGATCAGTACAACCGGCGCGTGCTACGCAGCGGCAACAAGAGCAAGCGCGTGTTCATTCACCATTTCATTGCGCGTGACACGATTGATGAGATCGAAGCAGGCATGATGAAGTCGAAGGATCACACGCAGACATCGCTGTTTGCGGGGCTGCAACGACTGGGCAGGATCAGAGCGTGATTTGCCTCCGAAGATTTTGCATTATCCGAACCAAGAAAATGAACAGCGACGCGGCTTCGAGCCGATTCCTAGAACTTGTGGTCGACAGGCAAATCCTGTCCATCTGCACCATCCCAAGGAGAAGTCATGGAAATGACCCCCGAGAACCTGGAAATAGTGAAGGGCTATCACAAAGAAATCCGCGATCTCAAGGCTGATCGCGACCACTGGCTGGATCGGCACACGGTTGCCGCCACCGCACTCGACGCCGCCAATACGAAACTGACCCAGATGGTTGTTTGGCTCGAAGCGAACCAGCCGGATGTGTTTAAGCGCGGCATCTGGGGTTCCCTCAAGTAGCGCCTGTCCAGGAGAACACCGTGCCCAAGAGCCGAAAGAACCCCAAGCGCAAGTTGACCCGGTGCGGGAACTGCCGGAAAGGGATGGTTTACCGGGGATCCTTGCCCCTCCGCATTTGTTCGCTATGCCACGGGACCGGCATGGTCCCTGAGAAATAGCACCTGTCCAGATGCGGGAGGCATCGTGAAACTCGCATGGCGCAAGCCTGACAATCCAACACTCTGGATCTTTGGGTTCATTTCCCTGATCTACCCCGGTACCGGAGAGCGCACTTACTCCATTTCCCTGGGGCGCTGGACCATCGTTTTGTTCCCCAAATCCTAATCTGTCCAGATGCGGGAGGCATCGTGATCGAAGAACCCAACCCCTACAACCCGAAATACCGCATCCAATCGCATGGCTATGAAGCCTACGCAAAAGACCTTCGTGCCTGGGGTGATTCGCTCAAAGCCAGGGTCGCGGAACTGGAGCGTGACAAGGAGATCCTTGGCGAGCGGATTCGGGAAGTAGAGGTGAAGTGGCAGCGCACGGATGATGCGTTGGTCCGATATGGGGTGGCGTTGGCGCGGATCGTTGAGCGCCACACCGAAGGAACCCTGTTCCCTCAGACTGCCGCAAACATTGCCGCCGAAGCCCTCAAGTAGCACCTGTCCAGGAGACTGCCGATGAAAACCGCGAACATTGCTCCCGCCTACGCCGGTCTTTACGCTGGGCTATGCGAGGTGGCCCGAGAGAACGGCTACGCCCTGGCGATCCACGGCTCCCTCGCCAACGACATGGATCTGGTGGCCGTTCCCTGGATTGATGAGGCCGTGGCTCCCGAGGTTCTGGCCGAGGCCATATGGAAGCGCGTCCAATGGCTCAACCACCAGAACCAGTTCCCCTACCAGCCCAGTGCCATGCCCCATGGTCGCCTTGCGTGGTTCTTCCCGCTGCTCCAGGCCCCGCCAAACGAGGGCCGCTCTGGGATCGACCTTTCCATTACCCCGCGCACCTAGCGCACCTGTCCATTATCAGCCGTCTAACTAAAGGAGAACAGCATGAAGAAGAAACTGCTCAGAGCAATCATCAACCTGATCGAAGACCTGAAAAGCAGTCAGCGTGAAGACGCGATTCGTGCCGACGAACGCAAGCGCATCTTCAAGTTCTTCGACGGCAGCGAATCACTGACTGACTATCCGTTCGTCGTTACTCACTTCAATGATCGAAACAAGGACGGCGACCCGTCGTTATACAGTGGCGACGACCTGCGCAAGATCCTGAAGGATGGTGTGCTGTGATCAAGCGGGCGAGCTTCCTGGACATCACATCCATTGCAGTCCTATCCACGGCCATTACGGTGGGTGCCCAGGCCACGCCGATCAAGTGGGGTGTGCTTGCATTCATCGCGGCCATCGCGATGCTGCATCTCTTGGACAGCATCAGGAGGAAAGTATGAACTCGCTCATGTTGGTCATGGTGCTGCTGATGTCGCTCACGATCACGCTCGCGTTCTTCTGCCCGCTCGAATACAAGTACGCGGCAGTGATCCCGCTGATCGCCATGGCGTTCCTGGCCCGACTGTTCATCTGGGGACGACGCACATGAACAAGCTGAAGTGGAATCTTCTGATGCTCAAGCTCGATGTCGATATCGGCTTGGTATCGATGATAGTGTTTCTGATCGTCCTGCTGATCATCTGCTTCTCGGTCAGCTACGGCATGACACGCTGGCAGGATCATGAAGCGGTGAAGTGGAATGTGGAACATCACAGGAGCAACTCATGAGATCATCCGATCTTTGTCATGGCGATGTGCTGCTGTTCAACTGGCAAGCGCACCAGAGCATCTACGAGCGCGGTATCCGACTGATCACCGGCAGTCGGTTCGTGCATTGCGCCATCGTGCAGGAAGTTATTCTTGGGCCATACGTAAGAACCATTCTCGTGCTGGAACAGCTTCAGGAACGCCGCTGTGAGCCGGTCGAACTGTACAAGCCAGATCCGCAGTGCTCGATCATCTGCATGCGCCCCAAGTTCACGCCGCTGCCGTTCAACGCTGCTTTCGTGAATCACGCAGGATACAACTACTGGTCCATCGCTGACTCGCTGATCAATCACTTGCTGCACAGGCTCACGCTGAAGCGCTGGCAGTTCAGGCCCATGCTCACCAAGCTGAAGCCCGACCTGTATGACTGCTCGCAGCTTGTTGCGAAGCTGCTGAATGACAAGCTGTGGCAGACGCAGGAGCCCGACGACTTCTTCAACAATTCTGCATTCGACAATCTCGGAATCATCGAGTGGTGAAATCCTTCAAGGAGGAACTCATGTCCGCAATCTCTGCAATCGGCGGCTCAGCCGCTCCTGCATCACCCCACGCAGTCTCTCCTGCTGCTCATGCGCCTCATGGTGGTCACAAGCATGGCGGGCAGAACGACGACGTGCTGATCATCAGCCAGGATGGCATGGACGCACTCGCTGCATCGTCCGGCACAGTTGATCTGGTCGATCACAAGCATCATAAGCACCATCATGATCTTGCCCTGCTGGTCTACACGGACCCACGCATGGGTCATGGCCATGCGCAGTCATCAGGCGCAGTCGCCGCAGTGGGCACGGCTGGCTCTGCTGCTCCATCAGGCGGGGGCGCGGCGAAATGAAACGTGACAGCGCATGGGATGCATCTCGCGTTCCTGATGTGCTGATTGGGTGCAGTCGGCTCATACGGGAACTGATCGTCGAGCGGGAACAACTCAAGAAACAGGTCAAAGCATTGCGGGAAGAACTGCTGTCATGCAAGGAGCATCGATGAAAATCATATCGATCACCGTATCATCCGATACGAAAGAAGCAATCATCGGTGACGCACTGCGTTCAGTCATTGACTGGGTCGACATCGCGTTGCTGGTGCATATTCCCGGCTTCGGTGACGACCGTACGCAGAAAATATTCAATCATATTGCCGGAAGCAAGATGCGCATGATCGCGGTGGGCCACGACGACCCGTTCGCTGAGATGCGCAACGCTGGACTGCGCTTCTGCGATGATCAGTATGAGGATGTGTGGTCGTGCCAGCTTGACACTGATGAGCGCATGATGCTCAACAACGTGAACATTCGTGCCACGTTGGCCAAGCTCGACAAGAGCGTGCAGGCTGTCACGGTGTTCGATGACACTGGTGCGTACGATAAGGTGCGCTTCATCCGGCATCCCACTGGGCTGCGATACTTCCAGAACTTTCACGAGGAACTGGTACCCGAGCCCGTGACTCGCTCGATCACCGGGGTCCGCTTCCATGAACTGTCGAAGACACCCGAGCAGATCGTCGAGCGCGTGAAGCGGCAAGTGATCGAAGCGCAAGCGCAGATCGAGATTGAGCCCGACAACCCACGCTGGCATTACTACCGAGCATCAGCGCTGGAGAAGCTAGGTCAGACTCAGGAAGCGATTGCGGCATACATGGGCGCAATCGAACGATTCAAGAACGATGAGCCGAGGGCGTGGTGCTGCTTCCGCATTGCCTGCTGCTATGCGGGCATCGGCGATTCAGTGCGGGCAATCGGCACAGCACTGCATGGCATGGTGTACCAGCCGAACTACCCTGAACTGCCGTGGCTGATCGCGTCGATCTGCATGTCACAGAACAAACCGTACGATGCGCTGCACTGGGCCAGGATCGCCGCGCTGAACAACTGGTCGCGCAAGCGGGCCACAGAGATCAACCGCATCGGCTTCAAGGAGCCGCTCGCGCTGTACGAGGGACCGTACCAGATCATGATGACTGCGAACAACATGATCGGCAGATCATTCGATGCAGCGTGGGCTGCGGGCGAGATGAGGCAGGCGATCAAGGCGCGCAAGCAATTCTTCGAGCAAGGTAGATAGCAATGCCCCGGTGCTGAACCGGGGCATTTTCATGTACTCAGAACCGGATCATCAGACTGACTGCGACCTCGCCGCCATGCAGCACGCCCCCCGCTGGTGTCGTCATGGATACGAAACCAACCCTGCCGCCCAGCCGGAACGGGCCGATATCCCGCTGCGCCAGGACGCTCCTGGTGTTGCCCCACGGGTTGACTGCGTATTCCAGGCCCGCCGCCCAGTTCAACGTCTTGGGGGCCTGCCCAGCGTTGACCACGACCGTATCCTGACCCGAGACGACCGTGCCGTTCGGGCTGCTGGTGATGATTCGCTCGCCGCCATCGGGTTCCTTGACCAGTGACCAGTCGATAATGACCGGCGTGTGGGGCAGTTCGTCGGGCTGGATCGTAGCCTCGCCCGTGCGTTCGACGACATCACCTTTCGGGATGATCTGCTTCGGCTTGGCCTTCGGATTCTCCTTGCGCTCCAGAACCAGCGAGTTGTCGGTCTGCCGAACTTCCGGCTTCGGCGCGACTGCACTCGGCGGCAGCGGCTTCGGTTGGTACAACTTCCAACCGAGTCCAAGCCCCGAGGCGAACCCGGCAAGGACCAGCACCGAGCCCAGGATCACATACGACTTCGTTGTCATCGTCATTGAGGATCACCCGCTTTCTGTGCATCATTCTTCTCCCTCGCACGAGTGGCCCATGTGCTGTTGACTTTGGTGACGGTCACAAGCCCAGCGAGCACCAAGAAGTTCTGATTCCAGCCATCAGTGAAGCCAGCCCCCTTGTACACACCATGACTGAGCCAGAACAGATCGCAGAGCACCGTCAATGAGTACGCGGCAAGCACGACATCGGCGGTGTGGTCTCCTGCATCCATGAATTTCTGAAACCACATGATCAACCACCTCAGAATCGAGTTCATCAGTCACCTCCATGTCGTAATCAAGTTCACCCAAGTACGGATCGGGCCAGTACGGGTCAGGCATCAGGTCGGTGTGACAGTCAGCGTGTCCGGCTTCATGCCTGCGAGCATGACGCGATAACCGTGCAGCGTGACAATGCAGCCTTCGCTCTCCTGCCCATACTTGGCCGAGTCGCTGCTTGGCCCATGCACATAGATGCCGTTGCGCCCGTACGTCTCGCCGCCGATCTGCTCCAGATGGCAGATGATCAGGCCGAGATGCGCGGGATATCCTAGTCGCGCAATGTCATCAGGAGTCATCGCCCACTCGTTGAATCGCCACAATCCATGCGGCAATGGGCCAATGCAATGATCGGCCTCGCACAGCGGATTGTTCTTCCCCTGGATGCCAGTGGGGTTGCTATCGTTGCCTGACCACGAACAGTTGAGCGGCACGATCACAATGCCGTTGTCCTTGGTCCACACTCCGTTGATCTGCGTATAATTGAGGTTGAGCATCAGTGGGCTCCGTCGCTGTGAGTTTCTATCGGGCTGGTTCTGCGTATCGGCATTGGTGAACGAGCGATGTGCTGCATCAACGATTCCTTGATCTGCTGAACATCCACCTGAAGCTGGCCGATAGCGCGCTCGTCCAGCGTGCGTCGATCACGGTCATTGGTCTGATTCGCCTCGACTGCGGCCAGCTTGCCTGACAAGTCTCGTACTTCAGTGGTCAGGTCATGCAGTGCGTTGATGATACCCGCGCCGATCACGCCAATTAGCACAGTGACGATGCCCACCAGCGTAGGCACCATGATGTCGAATAGTGATTTCCTTCTGCGGTCAGTCATCGGCATCATTGCCCCTACGTCTTGATGATGAAGTTGACGGTGACATACGGAGGAAGCGACGTGGCAGTAGTGGCTGTACCACTCACGGCCCCGGTATTACCCGTTGAACTCGGAGTGGCATGGCCATTCTCGAAGACGTACCCAGGAGCCCCTTCAGCGCTTGCATCGGCTGTTTCAATACTTGGCCCGACGTGGACGTGAGCGATCAGGGCTTGTGCCGAACCGCCTGAAGCGCCGAGTGCGTACGACCCATTGTGGCCGATGGGGAAGTTGCCGCCCATGTTGGGCACATTGAAGGTCAACGAGCCATCGCCTGCGCCATATGTCGTGCTGATTGCAGTGAACAATGCCGCATAGGTTGCACGGCTCACGGCTGAGCCATCGCAGAGCAGGAACCCGGAGGGCGCGGACGATCCGCCGAATGGCAGAATAGCTGCCACAGGGACAGATGATGCCGGAGTGACGGAATATTGGGATGGGACTGGATTCACCAGTACAAACGATGTCGTTGCAGCATCCCAGAAGCATTCGTAAATGACACCGCTTACGATGTCACCAGCTTGTACTGCTGACCCATCATTTCGCACAAGCGGATGAGTGCCTGAACCCACATCAAGAGTGCCAGCAGTCGTGCTGGTCGTACTGGCCTTGAACGCAAATCTCATACCTCTATAGAGTTGCGCGGTGCCGGGGATGGTGGCAATAACAAATGCATTCGTGCCCCCTGTATCAATCGCATAGTTACCTGCACATGCTGTATTGCCGCCGCCCCACACGGCCCAATCCACGTTATCGACATTGGCGAACGTGTTCGGGTCACTACTTGCCCCAGCAGTCAAGCACTGGAATGAGTGAGAGAAATCATTAGATGCGATCACAGCGCCGATAGGATAACCCACAGCGGACGCAAAGGAACTATCCCACTTAAAGCGACCCCCTGCGTTGCTGTAGACGAGCACCGAACTCAACTCATAATATATGCCATTGAAGTCCTGCCCCGCAGGGGGGACGCCACCGGAACTGATTGGCTCCATGGTGACAGGTGGAAATCCATCATGCCACGATGCGTTAGGCGATGCTGATGGATACGAAATGATATTCTTCAGCCCAGCATATGCAAAGGGCTGCTGGAGGATGGTGGGGTATGCTGGACCGCTCATGCTGATGCTCCTGTTGGTTAGTTAAGATTGAACCGTGTGCTTGATAGTGGCACCGAACGTGCCTTGACCGAATGGTTGTAGACCCGTTCCAGCAAACCCAAAACAAGTGGCCGTGTCAATGGTAAGAATGTACGAGAGAACGCCAACGGGTCGTTGAAGCGCGCCAGACGTTGTGAGAATGGCCAGATCTGTATCTGTGAGTACAAATCCGAAGAAGTACTGCATTTCCATATTACCGATATCTATAACGTATGCCTTGAGTCCTGCGTATGGCCTACCCGGAGCCAGGAACAAGTTATAGAGAATCAGATTAATCACAGGCGCAGAGCAGTCATTGATATTGGAAAGCGCCTTGGCAAGAAGCAATGTTCGGTAGTCGTCGTCACTAAGATCAAATGGGACTGACACGAAGTAGCCATCATAAAATGGTGCTTGATCAAACGGCTGATAGCCGCCCCCCTCGCTGAAACCAAAATAAGTCACGCTTGGGTCAGGCACATCTATCGCGCGAGACACACCAACTCGTCTGCCCCACATATCGAGACCGTAGCCCTCTGCTGTGCTGATATTCCATACCTTAGTAATGAAATCCTGAAGATTGGAACGTGGGTCGATATCATCATTCCAATCTGCCAAGATCTGCATGATGATTGGGCTATTTGCGTACTGGCTTGCTATCGCCTGAATTGGATTGATCATACGATCCCCACCTGAATAGTGCTGCCATCAATGGGCACATGAGGATATTGATCAATATTAGTCGGTAAATCGAGACCGCTGGGGTTGGGTGCAGCGCCCACCCCGATACTGATAACCTGAACGTTTGGCGACACGCCACTGACTGGGCCGTACAATGACCCCGCATAAACTGTGCTACCAATAGCCCCAAATGTATTGTTGGGGGTGCTGAATAAACTTAATATTTCCGACTTGATCAGATCTGCAAGATTCGCGGGTAGCCCCGGTATGAATTTGATCACGATGTTGATGTAGATATTTACAGCAGATGGTTGCTCGTATGTCACCGAGTATTGGGGGTACGGGGGCGACAATAACGATCTATCCTCAACTGTCAATGTAGTGTTTCCATTGTAGTCGCATCCCACACTTTTCTTTGACCAAATTGCATTGGCGATGGACTGAGGGTCTCCACCCAGAGCGGCCACGTACACCGAGTGCGCCGCGAGTGCTACGCCGCCGATGACTGCTACAGTATTAGTAAAGTTTTCAGTGACATAGACATTGCTGGGAGTATTTGGTACGGGCAGATCAGCACCGCTAGAAATGACAGCAGCACGGATTGACTGCAAGTTAGCTACTGCATTCGCTGCAACCGATGCCTGTCTGCGCAACTCAAAATCTTGTGACGACTCGACGTTTGTACCTTCGATCAAATCATCAGGGTTCACAATGCCAGACCACCCCGGCACAGCCAAGTAGATCTGATTAAGCTTGCCAGATACACATGGGATCGGGCCAGTTTTCTGATTGGCGAAATTCAGAATGATCGAACCAGAAGGGGGGATCGTTCCGCCATCCTGACAGAGATAAATATTCTGATTGTTGTCGCTGGCCTGCGCATTCACAGGAATGACCGTTCCCGGAAGTCCAGTACAGACACACGGCCCATTCGTGGCAGTGGCCGGGAACCGAGTCTGAAAGTAGAGCAGCCCTATGGCATCCTGCATCGACCCCTGTGCGAACTGCGGATCGACCTGAGATACGAAATATGCAAACAGATCATTCTTATCCGCGATGTACGCGGACACAGAAGTAGCAAGCTGCCCCTGCGGCGTCGACAGCGCTTCAGGAGATGACGCGTTGAGCGTGCCGCCGAACGCCGAATTTATATCTGCCATAACGGCACTGAGAACGTCGGCATCTGCCGGTTCTATATACCCGGTAGGGCCAAGGACGGGTTCCGGAACAGTTGACATAATCGACCCCTAGAATGTGACGCTCAATGCTTGCCCGTTAGTGTCGATCACTTTCACCGAGCCGGTGAGAGTACGATTGCTAGTGAGTGGGTTCAGCGTGGTCTGCGCTTTCACCACACCGGGAACCATCAGTGCAGCTTTGTTGAAATAATTCCTGATCAACGATAGCGATACTCGCTGACCAAGGATGTTCGTGAAGTACGGCACGCCCTGTTCTGTGTCGTACCACAGTTCGCCGAGCACAGTGCGAATGGCGGACGCAACATCTTGCGCAATGGCGTAACCATTGGTCGCCATCGCGATGTTCTTAGAGGCGTCAGCAGTGAGATCCCAATTTGAAGTGAGCATCAGCGTGTTCATCACATCCCCAATTCAGCCATGAGGTCGGGCACTGTGCAGGGCATCGGGCCGCAGGATGAGAAGTCCAGCAGCGCAGCATTCCATTGGGGCGTGACCTGCGGCTTGCGCGTGTAGTAAAGCGCCCATACCGAATTTACCCACGCCATGACCGAGAGCGCCTTGGGCTTCTGCTGAAGAACTCCCATCGTGACGAGCCCATATGCAGCCCCACTGATCTGTGCCTCCTGGTAATCGGTGGCGGCTTGCCAAAGCGCCTGGACGTTCTGTGCCTGCAATGCGGCAAGCCCTGCGTTGAACTCATCCTGCGTGAGATCGGGGTTCTGAACGGGACCGTTACCGTTGTCGACCCAGAGGGGGGTGGGCATGTTTACCATGTTGGAATCTCCGTGATGGTGAAGAACGTGTACGCAGGAACGTATGCCGCATAGAAGTTGAAGCACGCAGACGAAAAGTTTCCAGCGGAGTAGTTGCCATCTATCTCCATCACGGCACCAGCAGCCAAGGTCAGAACTGCATTGATGGTCTGATTGTTGTTCTGAGATGACGTGTAGTACTTGTTCCCAGCCCCCATGACAACAGGACCAGTGGTGTTCTTTATGAATATCTGAACACTACACGCAGATCCGTTGTTTAAACTCCAGTCGAGCGCAGCACCCACAATGTATTCACCGGGCCTGAAAATAATGATCTGGGAATTGGATGACGTAGCCATTCGATTTGTATTATCCGTATCGAGCGTGCCGAATGTGATCTTGGTCATCGCACCAGCGGAGAACGTCTGGCTGGCGTTCGCATAGACTGTGCAGCGCATCGGGATGGTTTTCCCGGCCATCTTGGTCCACGTCACGCCATCGCAGTAGAGCACAGCTGATTCATTGGCCCACATGACACGAGTGTTCAAGCCATCAATTAATTCTGCCGCATTGCCTTTTATCGTGACAAACTTGGTGAGCCCTGGTGCCATGCGCACACCCACGAACTTGCCCGTGTTAGCACCAACCGCCGGAAGCGTGACAGTATAGTCGGAACTCGTTCCCGAACAGACATGCATAGTGCTGATCGTCAAGTTTGCAGTAGTGCCTATCGCTATCTCGGCATTGGCCAGAGTTGACAGGAAGTCGTAAGCTTGCGAAGTGCCCGTGGCAATCATTGCAGGGGAACCAGATGTCCCACCCACCGCTGGCAGCGCGAAATACTGATCAGCAGCGATGTCGGTAGCCATGAGTCGAGCCTTGCCGCCACCGCCAGTCAGTGCTCTGAAAAATTCAGTGAACGGCATCAGATCACCCCCACCAGACCACCATCAGTTTCAAGAATGTGACCATTCGTTTCCAGTGGCCCGCACACGACATACGAATACCCGGATGCGATGGTCAAATTTCCAGACAGCACTCGCTGGACAGAGCCATTGGCTGGGGCACTCACCACAACCCACGCAGCATTATTTCGCCCATACGTACTGCCATTCGATGGGGCATCAGAAAGGAATGGGCCATCGCTCAGATCCGAAGATGCAAGCTGGACTTCCTGGAGACCCACTCCACTCGCATTGCGAATTGTCGGCTTGCGTGCGGTCATTTAAGCCACCGTGATCCCAAGCATGCATGAGAAGTTCGCCGACACAGTCGTCCCGACAGAATCGATGAACCCAAGCTGCTGATCGAAGTTCCCAGTAGTGCTTACGCGCGTGGTCGTCACACCACCAGCAGTCCCCAGGTACAGCGGCTTGCCCACATCAGCAGCAACATACGCTCCGACAGGGATCAAGTTGTTCACTGACCCGTTCGTGTAGACGGTGACGGTCTGCCCAACGGTGAACCCAGCGAGAACGAACCCATGCGCTGGCTTGGTATTGTCGGTGGAGTCAGCAGGGCGCACAGTCTTGACACCAGCGACATTGTAGAAGTTGACAAACATGCCAGCAGTTAGAGCAGTGGCGCTACATATGCCGGTACTGTCGGTGTCAGCACCGATGCCGACAGGCATCATGTTCACATTAAGCAGGCCGGTCGTCCCATCGAGAGCCGGAATCTGCCCAGCGTAGGATGACCCACCATTCGTGGTCGCAGTGATCTCGGTCAGGCCAAGGTTGGCAGCAACACGAGTGAGAAACTTTTGAATCGACGCCATGACAGGCTCCTATGCCAGTTTGATTGGGGTTTGAGGTGCATAAACAAAAGTGGTTGACGTTACACGACGAACAAGAGGCGCAGCCCACACATCACCGGCAGCAGATGACGGAACTGTTGCGGTAAGCACCCCTGTCTGACTAAGATACAACATGGCTCCATCTGATCCAGGAAGTGCGAGCAGGGTGGGGTAGATCGCAGTTTCGCCATTAGCCACAGGAACGATCTGAGTTGATGCGCCGGACTCAAGCGTGATGCCATCGACGAATGGGAATGACGCTGACGTTGATGTGACGGGCTGCGCGATTCCAGAAACGATCTGATATGGCTGATTGGTGGCGAACGTCGCACCAAGTTCGACAGTGATCGTGGTCGGGCCACCACCACTGGTGATATCAACCCAGTCAGCATTGGTGATGCCGCCCTGAAGCTGCCACTGATGATAGTCGCTGAGCGTCGTGGCGATGGAGCCTGCACGCCTGCGTTGAGTCGGGATCGCGTCACGCACGGTCGAATCGGTGACCTGCCACGGCCCGCCCAGACTGAACTGAGTATCCGTGACTGGGTACGTGTCGCTCGTGTCCGTGGGTGAGAACGGGCCACCAATCGGGACATAACCAGGATATCCGCTCATGATATCGCGATGGTGATCGCGCCTCCCAGCATGTTCGATGATTGATGCACATTGTAATTGGTCGTCACGCCGAAGCTATTCGTGACCGAGACGACGTATGGCGCATTGAACGGCACAGCGAACCCGGTCGACGTATCCTTGAATGTGCTGGCAGTGCCGAACGATGACGGATATGCGAAGATCTTATACTCGCTCGCGCCCGCTGGGAACGAATACGTGCCTGCGAACCCTGTCTGTAATGCGCTCGACACGAGCCCCAGGACATCGGACGAAATAAGCGCAGTGCTGGCGCTGTCACCCCAATGCACGCGCCACTCCCAATGGATCGTGAACGTGCCATTGAACACATCGCTGTTCGTGTCAGTGCCCGAGATCGTGAACACATTCTGAGTCGCTACGGTCTTCGTGATGCCAGCATAGGTTGCGGCGTATGGTGATGTTGCCGAGTGACCAGAGACGAGCGTGACTGATGCAGTCGTGTCCTTGATGCTGATCGTGTTCGATGATATGTTCGATGGGTTGCTCACTGACCATGTGAATATAGGATTGACCAAGCTGGTATCGCCCACCTCCAGCACGCCTGTCTGACCCGTGATGGAGAAGCTGGTGAACACCGGGAACTGGTATGGGTAGAGCAATCGATTCCACATCTGCGTCATGGTCTGCGCCACGAACGTTGACCCGGCAGGAATGCCGCCGATGGGCGATGGGGTGGGATTGATATTGGTGTACTGATCGCCGGGTCCGAGTTCGGCAATATCGATGACCGTAAACGGCGCACCGGGCTCAAGCTGGGCGACTACCATGTTTGGCCCGCCAGTACCGCTGAGATCAGCGCCAGTGCCGCCGTAGCCGACCGCGATGTTCGTGCCTTCCCAGGTGCAATGCACGATGCCGTCGACGTGCAGGTTGCCGATGACGTGGAACTCAGGCACCGTGATATCGCAAGTTTCGTAGGTAGCCTTGAGCGAAGCGACGAGCTGGTTCCAGGTATCCTGGATCGTCGTGCTCATCTCCTTGGCTGCTTCATTCAGCGTGCCATCAGGACCGGCCTGGATGTCGACGCCATCTTCGTCAATGATGACCCACTGCTTGGGCGTCTGCTTGATGCCCCAGCCGCCGATATAGACGCCATCAGCCATGTCGAACTTGCGGAACGTGGGCGGCACGCCTGCCGCGCCCGTGTCCTTCACACTGCTGATGTCGCTGTCAGCGAACAGGCAGAACCCCAAGTCGCCCTCATGTGGATCGACGATCAGCGCAGACGAGCCTCCCTGCAATCGAATGAATGGGACGCCGAAGATCGTCGTGTGAGGGATCGATTCGCCCAGCACAGTCTGCTGATTCACCAGTGGCGTAACATCGACCGTGCCTACGACGCCGTTGCGACCATTACTGTGAACGGCCACGACCTTGACGGGCGTGCAGACATTCACGCGAGCCATCATCTGCTCGACGAGGAACTCCAGCGCGGCCTCGATGCTGTTCTGAGTCGAGTAGTCCTGTTGCCCAAATACGAGGCCCATCATGCACCTCGCAGGAAGTCGGCAGTGACGTGGGATATCCACTGACCGCTGGGGTTGTTGGATTCGAGATGATGATGCAGACCGTTCACGCGCCAGTAGCCGTTGGCGGGCCGCACATCAGACTGCACGAAGATCTGCCCACCCTGCACGATGCCAGGATTGAACAGCGTATCGAGCTTGAGCCCATGCTTACCGAAGATGGGATACTCCTTCATGCCGGTCTCTGCTGATACGAGTGGAACCTGCCCGACCTGCTTGCGCGGCACGTTCTTCGGCGAGATATAGATGATCATGTCGTCGATCTGAATCTCCATCTTCGCAGCACGGGCGATCTGATTGATCTGTTGGATGGCCGTGCCGGTCAGGTATGGGTTCTGGATGATCGCAGTGAAGCCGTTGTTCTCGAAACCGTAGCCGATGGACGAAGCAATGTCGCTGATGATCGTCGCAGCGTCAACCCCGCCCTGATACCCACGAGGGGCGGCAGGCAGCAGCACAGGATAGTACCCAGTCATCGACTCGATGTGGAAGTACATATTCGGTGGCGACTGGTAGCTCGTCCATGCTTCGGAAATCTCGCCCTGGTACACGAGCACGAGCCCATTCACATCTCCAGCTTCCACTTTCAGGAACACCTTCTTCGCGCCAGGATACTTCAGTGCTGCCTGCTGGTTCGGAATCACGGTAGCCGCGTTCATGTGGTCCTGTGTCATGCCGTAGATCTTGCACGTACAGACATTCTTGGCAGGATGACCTGCCTTCTTCACGTCGCACACTGCACGCAGACCTTCGAGGATCAGCGTATTGTTCTTGTCAGAGAACGACGCTCCGTCTGCCAGCGTGATGCTGATGCGCAGGATCTTCTGAGTGAATGATGTCATGACGTGGCCAGAGTGGCGGTGCGGGTGTACAGATTGATCGAACAGTTCTGATCGCCGAGTGCGACCGAGACCTGCTGATTGGGCACGGCCTGGAGCGGAACCTGCTGCGCATCGGCTACGTCGCCGCCCGCAGGAATCCAGAGCAGCACATAGCGATCATTCAGGCCCGTGTAGTCGGGGTCGTTGCCGCCCTGCGTATCGTTGAAGTACAGCGTGCCGCTGAACGCGAGATATGGCGCACCGTTGATCTGCATCAGGTTCAGGCACAGTGCGCCCGACCAGATATTGATGCCGTTGATGTCCAGATCGCAGTACAGCATACGTGCCTCAGAATGAATGCCCGACGAGCGGGTTGATGGGCGGATCGATCTTGACTGCGGGGGGCTTTGAAGTATGGCACGGCACGGTCGGGGCCTTGGGCACTGCCTTCGCCTTCTTCGCTGATGGGATGATGGTCGCAGCCACGGTCTGCGACGTGACCTCAACAACCTCCTCGAATGAACATTCGACCTGCACCATGTCAGCACTCTTGCTATCGCGCTTGTATGGAACCTTCACCAGCGTCATGTTCTCGTATGTCTGTTCAGGCGTGATGATCGTGTACTGATTGATCGACATCAACTCAGTTTCAAGCTGATCGAAGAACGCAGCCACTCGAATGCCGCCATGCACCGCCATCTTGACGCGGATCTTGCGTGGTTCATTCACCTTGTTGTAGGTGGCGAAACCGCCGCGCTCGACCGGAAACGACGAGAGCTTCTGCGCGTGCTCGTATGGGATCGACACGATGGTATCAATGTCGAACACAGGAGCGCCGAATGCGTCTCCCTTGTAGAACACCCCCCAGGTATTCAGGAAATCAGCCGACACCGGGAACTGCTTCGGTGGTACCGGCTGATTCAGGAACGGAAGCCTGATGGTGGGGATCTGGAATGGCGGAAGGAAATCGATCATGTCAGTGCCCCGTGTTCGCGTGTGCTGCTATGCGGCTGGCCCACTCGCTGTTCATCGCGTCTGAGAACGCCGCAGCATGTTCGGCGGGATCAGTGCTTGGCGTGTGGATGTGAACCTGCTCGACTCGGAATGATGGCAAGCCACCCATGCCGAGACTGGCGGGAATCTGCTGAGTGCGCTCAAGATTGTAATCAGCCGTGAAGAACTGTTCCTGAAGCTGCTGCTGTTTGGGGCTGATCGCGGTCATGTTGAACGGCGATGCTGCTGGCACAGTAAGCGCTTTCATCGTGTCGGGCGTGATCGCGCGAGCAATATCATTGGCCAGCAGATGAGCGCCGCCGATCATGTTCTTCAGGAAGTGGACGATCTTGTACGGGATGTCGAACACCTCCCATAGCAGTTGGCGGAAGAATCGCATAAGCGCATCTTTGAATAGCTCCATCACCTTGTTAGCGTGATGCTCAGCTTCCAGTTCATTGCCAGCGAAGAACGCCTTATACATCAAGGTCAGTTCCGAGAGCCCCTCCTTGGCTACCTGGAGTGTGCCTCTGCTGCCTGGGATCAGTGCTTCAGCCAGTGGCAACCACTTGTCCCATTCGACGTACATCTCGTATGCGCCTGCGCCAAGCAACCCAATGGCCACAGACGCAGCCGCAACTGTGGCCATGACCGGCGACAACGTGAGCGTGAGGCCAGCGGCGGCAATCGCAGCGGCAGTGAGCCCAGTCGCCATGCCGATGAATGCGGCTTTCATTCCATCGGGGTGCTGCTTAGCCCACAAGCCGATCTTCTCCAGCACGTCTGAGATCACCTTGAGCGCTGGCATGACGATCCCCATGATCGTGTCACGGGCGAGGCTCTTGCCCATCAGCCCCAGCGCGTTCCACTGCTCCTTCAGTTGCTCTGATGCGTTCGCTTCCTGCTGCGTGAACATGCCGAGTGATGCCGCCTTGTTCTTCAGTTCTTCGATGCCTTCAGACCCCTTGCGAAGAACACGGATGAACGCTTCGTCCAAACCAATGCGCGAGCCGAGCCGGTTCGCTTCCATCAGCGGCATCTCTTTCATCTTCGTCGAAAGCTGATCGAGCACTTCGAGGATGTCTGCCTTCTTGCCCTTGGCTAGTCCGGTGATGCCCGCAGCCTGAAGCACCTTCAACGCGCGCTCGGCACGCGGCAGGTTCTTCTCGATATCGACGAGCGAGCCGCCGAGACCCTTCATGCTCTGCTGGAAACCTTCGACTGTGCCATCAGCCAGAACGACTGCGCCCTGCCACTTCTGCACTTCCTCGATGTTGAGCCCAAGCATCTCGGTGAGACGGCTGGTGCTGATTTCTGCTTCCATCGTGCCCTTGACGAACTCCTTCATCTCCATGCCGCCTGCGATGAACGCGAAGAACGTCGCAGCCTTCTCAAGCATGTGATCGTAGAACTCGCCTGCGACAGCACCTTGCTCGCTGATCTCCCGTGCTGATTCCTTGGCCTGCACTTCGAGATGCTTGAGGCTGGTCGTGGCTTCAGCCTCACCCTGCTTCACAGCCTTGGTGTCGAGCCCGAGAGTGAGCAGAAGCGATTCTATGATTGTCGGCATGTGCTACCTCATTTTCTTTCGTGCTCGCTTGATCGACTCACGTTCGTTCGCATTGTCGACCAGCATGATCTCAAGCATGTCGTACGCGTCCTGCACCCCATAGACGGTCTGAAGCTCGTGGAGTGTCGCCATCCCTTCGCCAACGAGCCACCCGATGAGGGGCGGCACGTTGACGTACTTGTACTTTACTGGCTCTCCTTTTGGGCCGAGGTTGGGAAACTCTCGGCCATGGAAAAACCCAGTTGCAGTCCAAGCCACCCCCTGCGAATGGTGAGCAGTGTTTTCACTTCTTCGATGGCTTCAGAGTTCGCAGACAGCGGAAGGATCACGAGCGGGTTGCTGGGAGTGGGTACGTACTGCACGCAGCCCATCATCTCGTCGAGCAGAGGCTCCAGCGTTTCCCACTTCGCTTTGGCGATGGCAAGCATGACGAGCGGTGCGAGCTTGGCCGATGACGCGGTTTTGAAATCGAATCCTTCAGGCACTTCCATGCCACCTTCAGCAGCGGCGAGCAGCAGACGCGTGGCCCACTTCTCTCCCTGGAATGGGGGCATCTCAGTGATGAGGTATCCCTTGCCCTTGTCGCGCCCTTCATCGACTATCGTAACCAGCTTCGTGTTGCGTGCCATCGCCTAGCTCCTTATGAAAGCGGGTTGACCTGAACGATCTGCCATGTGATCTCGAACTCCTGCGGGCTGAGGATCTTCTTGGCAGACGGGATCGGCGTGTAGTTGGTGAGCCAGCCGGTCGTGCAGATGAAGCTCTTGCCGATGCCGGGGAGCGCGATCACAGCGGACGCGGAGTATGACTTGCGCGAAAGCTGCTGCGCAGTGTACCACGCGTCGAAGATCGGGATCGACGGGCTATCAGGTGACAGGTGGATCTTCTGCACGACGGCAGCATAGACCATGCCGCCGCTCAGCGTGCCATCGGCACCCATCACCACTTCGGTCGGCTTGACCGCGTCGGTGTCGAACATATCATCGGGCGCGAAGCCCTTGATGGCGATGGGCGGGCCGAACAGATCGGAGATCGTGAGGATGAAACTCGCGCTCGCGGCTTCAATCGTCTTGTTGAATAGCGACATGGCCTATCCTTTCTTCATGGCCGCAAGTGCGGCATTGGCGGCATCGAGATCGGCATTGATCTTGGTGCTGTTCTTCTTCTCGATCAGGACGCCTGCGATGACGCCAACAAGCACACCCACAAGAAAAACGTAGACATAACTCATGACGACCCCCTTCACTGAATGTCAATTGAGTTGAGGACGATCTGCTGAATGCTGCCGCCATCGGTGTACCAGAGATTGCATGCCGGTGATAGTCTCTGCCCCCGCACCGTGGGATCAGTGACAGGAACAACCTGGAAGAAGTAGCCGTTGTTCTGGAGCGGCGAACTGATGTCTAAGCCAGCCTGAGAATTGACTAGAGAAAGTTGAAGGGGGGAAAGAGCAACGCCAGTACGGATAACGCCATTCTGAAGCGCCTGAGTGATTGGGCCCTGAGCCGCCGCCGCAATCATGGAGTACCCCTCAGTGTTGTATGGCAGAGAATTGACCTGGGCGAACAACTCCATAAGAGAAAGCTGGAGCGCATTGTTCAACCAAATAGCATCGACATATTCATCAATCCACAGATTGTTGCCACTGATTTGTCCGTTGTAGAATAGCAAGAACTGCTGATCAGCAGTGGCGTAGTCACCATAAAAGCTGTAGCCGTTGTCTTGAAGATTAGCAGCAGTAACGGGGTCAGTGACCTTCAAGAGAAGATTGGGGTTCCCCTTGAACGCATAACTAATACGACCATTAAGCGCGTTGAAGTTAATCGCCGCAGTGACACCAAGCACGAAGGCGGCAAGCTCAGGGCCATCAATTACATTAGGCGCCGCGCCAGCCCATACAGCAGCAGTTCCATTGGGCTGATTATCAGCGAGCCACTTGCCAAACCCAGTGAACGTTCCAGACGTTTCAGCAGCAGTCGGATCATTGTCCCACCCCACGTACATATATCGGCCCCTACTACCTGATGCCCACTCGGAGAATGCTTCCATATCAGCGGAATCAGGGAGGAACGTCGTAGCGAAGCTCACCCAGTTCTGAGTGTAGTTCACCAACGCATTCATGAACGTGGTGGGGTCGGTCATTGCTGCTCCCTGTGAGAGTGTCCCTCCGGTGTCCTGAGTGAAGCCTAGAGCAGCGGCCATCGTGCCCGTGGCGAAGGTGATCGTGCTGAGTGCGCCGGTCGTGTTGCTGGTGCAGATGAACGCATTGATCGTGCTGTCGTAGGAGATCGTCGCGAGAGGCAACGAGAGTGCAGTAGTCAGGTCAGTCGCGATGCTGGCAAGACTCGCTTCAGTGCTGAGATCGATGGAAGAAATAGCCGATACACTACCATCAACGGTAATAGATAGGCTACCAGATGTGAACGTCTTCAGAGTAGCGAGTGTTGCAGCTGGGCCACCAAGTAGAAATGCCGCAATGGCGACTTCAGGGTACCGCGCAAACAACAACGACGCTGGGACTTGAGTGGCACCATTATACCCCAAGAAATAGATCTGCGCCATCTTCGCCTCGATGCTATTCGAGCCAAAGAATGCGGCGACTGACGCGTAGTTGGGGAACGAGATGGGCGGGCCAGCCGCGACATCGGGATTAGTACTCAAGATCACACCAGTAAACTTGAGTGGGTTTCCCCCAGCACCAACTACTCCGGGGATGACGTTAACGAGATTTGAAGCTGGGATCGACACGGTTTAGCTCCTGTGTGATTGGTTGGACTGCTGCTCTTGCATCATGCTGAGTACCCTATCCGACTGCTATGTTTCCATCAGGCGCGTTGAAGTTGTAGACATTGATGACGATGTACTGGTACGCCAGCGTCACGACAATCGAGTCACCCGGATTGGCATCTTCATTAACAGAGAACGTAAGCACGTCGGTATTCTGCCCGCTGGTGATCGTGCAATTTGGAGAAATGCCCCAAGTCATGAATGTCGGCTGCGTGCCATTCATGGTGCCCCCTGGATGGCCGCAATTCTGCCCCGTGACAGTGACCCCTGTCTCTCCGGGGACAGGACTCGGGTTAGAAAAATTCATTGCGAAGTCAGACGCCGGGTTCCAGCACGCCCCCGAGCACGAGAATGATTGCCCCGTGTAGACGCCCCCCGTGACGTCCAGTTGAACTGAATACGGAGCGCCACTGCTATACCCGACCTGCGGCTCAAGCATCGCTTCGGTCGTGCCCTGGCCAGAAACCACTACCGCGCTGCCATCGGGACTTGACCATGTCCCCGTGTCAGAATGATTGAGCGGAGCAAGACACATGGCCATCCCGCCCATTCCGGAGAACAGAAGTTCTGGAAATGCTAGTCCCCCTGGGATTGGTGGTGCGTTGCCGAACGTTGAACTGTGCAGGATAGAGCCATCGGGTAGCATCTCGCCGATCCCAGTACCGGGGCTGCCAAGCCAGCCGGATGGTAGCGTGTTCACGTCGACACCTTGGTACTGCAAGACGCCCGTGACGGGGTTCACATTGAGTTCGTACGAGAAGACTTCGCCACCATCAGTAACGAGCCCGTACTGAGGCCCCTGGAACTCTACCTGCGACACCAACATCGCTCGACCACCTGTCGGGAAACAAGTACCCTGCTGCTGATTCGGGGCGAAGTCGAACAGCCCAGTGTACGCTTCGGCCTGCCACACATCACCGATGTTTTCCAGAATCCCCGTGGAGCCTGGGGTGGCGTCCATGCCCCATAGGTCAGAACCGGCAAAGCTGAAGAACCCCGAGATAGATACTCCTTCAGGGTTGCTTTGCAATGGGTTCCACACATCTCCAATGAGTGCGTAGTTGTTTCCGGCGTGTCGATCATAGACGACGAGAGCACTTCTGCCATCTGCCGCCCATACGAAACAAGGTTGCGGGCTGAATGATCCTTCACCACCTTGATAAAGAACGAGGATGGGGCTCCATGATCCGCTGGTGCCGGTCCAATACGCGAACGAGTGGTTGTTGATTCCAAGAATGGAGACGATGTCGTTCAGATCAACGGCCACCCACGGGAACCCGCCGAAGTTCCACGTCTCAGTTTCAAACGTGGTGTCAGTCGGCAGCACAATCTCGTCCCATGCACCGCCCCCCACTGATGCATCGGTGGCGCGCATCCAGATATGCGGCACACCGCTGACGAACCCGAACACGTAAACGAACGCAGCGGTCGCAATGATGCCCGCATTGCGGTCAGTCGTCGAATCCAACGTGAGCGGCAACGCAGCCCACAGTACATCAGTGGCCGCTCCATCCCATCTGTTCACGGTTGCCAGATCGGGATTCAGATGGAAGATGTGCGAGTGGTCTACTGCTGATGCACGATCAGAAAGATAATAGTACGTCGACGTTTCAGGAGGCGGCGGACCACCCCCACCATAAAATGCGAAAAACAATGTGCTGGGGGTCTTGCTCGCATTCGTGAATGCGTCGAAGTACACTCTGGCCATTCTTGCTTCTTTGCTGTTCGCACCGAAGAACGTGGCCACCGCGTCATAGCTGGTGAACTTCGTCGGCGCACCCGCAGGGCAGGCGATGTTGTTGGTCAAGATCATGCCGTTCATGTCGAGAGGGTTGCCGCCCGCACCGAGCACGCTTGGAATGACGTTGACCAGATTCGATGCTGGAATGCTCATGCGTCTATCTCCACATCAATGATGCCGACTTCGATGGTGTCGGTCGCGAACGACGGCACATTGAACTCAAGGACTGGGTTGACCTGCATGTACACATTCACGATCCAGCGAGACTCCCACTGCTGCTCACCATTCACCCATGGCGAGTGCTTGGGGTCGTCGGCATAGAGCGGGAAGATGTTGTACGCTGCGAGGAAGTCAGTCGACACGTCACTGAACCAGAGCGTGCTGAGCGCCTGGGACCAATCACCAGCAGTAGGGCCGACACAGTCAAGCTGGAGCCCATACTTGGTCGGCTGCATCGTCGAGCGAACTGTGGTGGTCGTCGAGCCGATCATGCTCACGCTGACCTCGTCGCGGTACGCGTCAATATTAGTTGCGATGCGCGGCTTGGCCAGATGGTTCATCACGATGTACGGCGGCTTGGGCATTGACACGCGATTATCCACGTCGCCGACAACCTCGCCGCCTGGATCAATGATGTACGCAAGCAGAAACGCGCGTACTCCCGCGAGAATGTCTTCATCAGTGAGTGACGGAACGATCTGAGTCATCAGTCCACCTGCTGCTGAATGATGACGCTGCACCAGTCGGGCCACTGTTCCATGACCTGCACGAGCAGCCACGTCACACCATTGATCACGAAGATGTCGCCACCCTGACCAGTGCGGCGAACGAGACTGCTGAGTTGCCCATCACCATAGACCTTGCGCAGAATGCCGCCGATATTCAGGGAGTTCATGTGCTTGATCAGAGACTCGCTCATGCCCTGAAGCTGGATACTGATCGTAATGTCGCCCGCGTATGTGGGGGTGCGCGTGCCAGATGCGGCAGTGCTATAGCCAAGCGACTGCCGGTACGTGACCTGGATGGGCGGGTTCACCGACGCGATGCATGGGCCTGCGATGTCGTGGAGGTTCATCATGCACCTTCGTTCGCGTGGAACCGCTGGTTGTCATCAACCTGATATTCGACTGAGCGCAGCATGTTATGCGAGTCGATCAGCGGACTGCTGGTGTCCTTGCGATCAATCGTACTCTGCGCGTTGGGCGGGTCGTTGAAATCAATGATGCTTTTCTGAAGCTGTTCGGCGATGCGCAGCCCCATGATCTCAAGTGACTTCTGAGCACTGTAGTTCGTCATCTTCAGCGATGCCTGAGCAAGACGACCCCAAGTGGGCGACTGCTTGTCGATCATCGTGCGGAAGAATGGGCGAGGCGGAATGTGCTCATCTCGGGGCGCTTCCTCGCCATACAAACTGCTGGCCATCGATACGGTGTTGCGCGTCGTGCCGTACTCATTCCAGAATGCGACCTGGGCAGCGGGAGCTTGATGCCCCGCTGCGTCAGCCTTCTTCGCTGATTCCTTCCTGCCGTGCAGGAAGCGCGGGCCACTGAAGCCCGCCATGCTGCCTTCCATGAAGCCAATCTTGACGACAGAACCCGGCCCAAGCGACTCGACGATCTTGCGAACCGCCTGCATCGCTTGGTCTGCGCTCTTGTTCATGCCGAGATTGGCCACTGGTCTAGCTCCTGGGAATGAAGTCGTACGCGTTGCGGAAAGGCGGCATGTAACGCATCATGCGGTATTGCGCTGATGCCTGCCAGAAGGCAGCACCATATTTGGTTTGCATGAACCACGCCGCGAAATCGGAAACCTTGCCCATGTCAGCGGTAACACCTACCGAGCCTTCATGTGCATTGCTCACGCGACCCACTAGCTGCGAAGGTGCTTGACCGTTCACTCCGAAATTGAGTGCGACGATATGAGCGGTGAGCATGTTCAGGAACAGGGTGCGAGTCGGTATATCGCTCACCGGACTCCCGTTCGTGTTGTTGCAGTACGCCTGGGCTTCGACGAAGCACTCGGGCGCAACGACCGTCGGGTCCACACTGTTGTACAGTGTGGTGAACTCTGGGTACCTTGCGATCCAGTTTGCGTAGTTGAAGACCACGACGGCCATGTTGACTCCTTACTCGGTGACGCGAGGAACACTGCCGGTGGCGGGCGCGTCGTCGTCGCGCTTGACGCCATGTTCTTCCGGGTTGAGTTGCTCGAAGCCCGACTTCACGCGCTCGGTTTCCCGGCGAATGAGAGTGGCTTCGGACTGATGCTGATGCCAGATGATCTGCCCGTTGGTGATGGGCGCATAGCCGGAAGGGTACGCCTCCCGGTCGGTCATCTTCGCGACCCACTTGTCCCAGAAGTCGCGGTCGACAAAATTCATCGACGCACCGAAGATGGCTTCCTGGGGCATCAGCCCCTTGAACTTGCGCGTCTTGCTGGGCATGATGTAATTCGCGCTGCCCTTCAGCTTGATGCGCTTGTCATCGACCACGCAGATCAGCCCATGCGGCAGGTTGCAGAGCACGCAGTAGTGGTTGCCGTTGTCAGGCTTGACCTGCGGGGCGTTGATGACTTTGGAAAGAACCGGAAGATCCGGCTTCGTGAACTGTCGCGAGGACGAGTACTTGGAAGCGGGTATTTTTTCGGGTTCGTTGGCCATGGTGCTTCTCCTTAGACGCCGAGCTTCTGGCTGATGCCAGCGGGGAACTTGATGATCGAGCCGAAGGTGCCGCCCGACTTCTTCTGATGCGTGCTGGAGGTGTCGCGCACGATGGCATGCGCGCGCATCTTCTCGGTGAAGCAGGCGAAGCCGGTGGTCTGGCCCTGGATCTTCGGGGCCATCATCTGCACGAGGTTGCCGGAACTGGTGGCGAACTGAGCAGCGGTCTTGATGACCATCTTCGGAAACGCTTCGGCCAGGTACGCCTTGACGCTGGGCGTGCCATAGACGTTCTGCATCGGGGTCAGCAGATACGGCTGCACACTGGGGGCCAGCGTGAGCACGAGCGGGTCTTCCATCTCGATGTTGTCGACGACCTGGGACTGAAGCTGGACGAACATATCCAGCACGTCGTTGACGATCTTGACGCCGGTACCGGCGACGCTCGCGGCCTTCCAGGTGCCGTCCAGCGGAGCCAGCGCTGCGGACAGCGCTGGGTCGTTGAGCAGCCCGTAGTTGTCGAGGCCGGACACGCCGTAGAAGTAGCTGTAGTTCTGGAACGTGTTCATGACGTGCGCGCTGGCGAGGTTCAGTTCGGCAGCGCGGTCGATCTTGGCAAGACCGGCGCGGGCGAGTTCCTTGTCACCCCATTCGGTGAAGACCTGATAGTGGTAGGCCTGCCGGGGCTCCCAGTTCACGTTGGAGCCAGCGCGACCGTTGTTGTTGAAGTCGCCATAGCTGCTGGTCTCACCCGTGTACTCGGTGAGCGGGAACTGGATCGACTCGGTCGTCCAATCGCCCTTCTTCACTTCGCCCTTGCCGCCTGCGGCCAGCCAGATCTCGACGGCCTTGAGCGGAACGGTGAGCACATGAACCAACTCGGGGTCGAGGAAGTTCGTCAACTGCGCAGGGATGCCCGCGTTGGCCTGCGTGACAAGCTGCGGCTGCGACGCGTAGGTCGGCGCTGCGTCCATCGCCATGATCTTGTCCATGGCGTCGATTCCGGCCTGCGAGTTGCGCAGATCGACGGACGGGAACAGGTGCGACCCGCCGCTGTCGATACCGATGCCGAAGCGTTCGGCAAGCATTTTGGTTTCTTGGGTGTATCGAGGCATGGTCTATCTCCTAGTAGCGAATGCCGATTTTGACGATGTCCCCGACATTGGCTGCCGAGAGAATCTTCCACGGGGTTTCGATGAACGCGCTGAGGCTCATGCTGGTCAGGCCCGAGACAGCGCTGGTCGCAGCCGCGCTGAGAATGACCGTGCCGCTGGTGCCGTCGAAGGTGCCGAAGCTGGCGATGTACGCGCCCGCCGGAATGCCGGTGCCGGAAGCGGGCTGGCCGACCTTGACCTGCCCGTTGGTAACGGAACTGATCGTGATCGTGGTCGAGCCGTTGGTGCCGGTCGCAGCCACGACGCCGCCGCCCGTGCCCACAGGAGCAAGAGTGGTGAGCCCCACGGTGGTCTGCGTGGTCACGGCGTACTGAGTGAGGAACACAGTGCCGGACGAGCCGTTGAACGTGCCGAACGCTTCGATGAACACCGGGCCGGGAATGTTCAGGCCGAAGACCTGATCACCGACTTCAGGCACGCCGCTGGAGAGCGTGATGATGTTCAGCGAGTTCGAGCCCGCAGCGATGGTCGCCGAAGCGATCACGGCAGCGTTGCCGACCTCGTCGGTGATGAACGCACCAGCGGCACCGCCGACGACATCGCCACTGAACAGGTTGACGAACACCTTCTGGCCGATATTGGCATCGGCGTACGGGTTCTTGGCCCAGAAGTCGCCTTCGTCCATCTCGGTGACAGGGTACCCGGCAGGGATGACCATGCCATATTCCTGAAGCCAGATGGTGTTCGTGGCCTGCTGGTTGTTGGCCACGAAGCCATCAGGGATCGTGGGCAGGGTGGGCGAGTAGTTATTCGCCTGTCCGGGGTTGCCCTGCGCGGTCGCAGAGTTCGGATAGCTGTTCCAGGCGAACTTGCCGACGACGAGGCCGTTGGCACCAGCCACGAGGCCAGCCTGACCGGCCACGACGGTCTTGATGGGGTTCTGGCTTGCGCGAGCGCCCACCACGCCAGGAGCGGGATAAATGTTGACGTGAGTTTGGAAGGTCATGAGTGTGTCTCCTTAGCCTTTCGACGGAATGTGGGTGTACTTCTTCTCCAGTTCGGACTGGACCTTGGCGTCCATGGCCAGCGGGGCGGCGAGTTCCTGCGCATCGGCACGGGGCAGCAGAGGCAGCAGCGAGCGATACGCGCTGCGATGAACGTCCGTGAGATCGACCTTGTGTTCGCCGCTGGTGAGCGCGTACTTGAAGATATCCGCCGCGCTGTCGAACGCCATCGGGTCGACTTCGCCGACGTACGGTGCGACTTCCTTCGCTGCCTTGAACTTGGCGGCGATCTGGCCGGTCACGTTCTTGGTGATGGTGATGATTGCCGCGTCCATCGCGGGCTTGCCGGGTCCACCGTTCATGTCGTCATCCTCGTCGTCATCTTCATCCTTGGCACCTTTCTTCTTGTCCTTGCCCTTCGCGGGCGGGAACTCATCCTTGCCCTTGGCCTTGTCGCCGACCTTGCCCTTGCCGAGCGCGGTGATCAGCCCGTTCATCTGCTCCAGATCCTCGCTGGGGATCTCCTTGTACTGCGAGAGCATCTTCATGAGCTTGACGCCGGGGTGGCCTTCTTCCACGTCGTCGTCGTCGTCGTCGTCGTCGTCGTCGTCGTCGTCGTCGTCGTCGTCGTCGTCGTCGTCGTCGTCGTCGTCGTCGTCGTCGTCGTCTTCCGCGCCGGTACCGGGCTTGCCCTTCTCCATCAACTTCTTCTTGGGCATGGGCGGGTCCATGTCCTCGGTGCCGTCGTCATCGTCGGGATCGCCGCCGAGCGCTTCCAGGAGATCCTTGATCTCGTCGGGGTCGAGCGCGGCGTCCTGCGCCAGTCGCGGCGTGAACTTCTCCTTGACGGTGCCGATGATGCCGGGGATCTGCCGGTCGAAGACGGGGTTCGGCTTGATCGACTTGATGATGCGATCAAGCTCACCCGGCTTGAGCTTTTTGTCCTCGGCCAGCTTGGGGGTGAGATAAGTAGCAAGGGCACCCAGAACGCGCTGCCCTTGCGAAGTGATCTTGCGGATTTTCTTGGCCATTACGGGCCTCCGGTGTTGAGGGTTTACTTGCTTCCGATCTTGAACTTCTTCTTTGCGGCGTTGATACGCCCTTGGATTGTCTTCTGCTCCTCCTCTGAGTAGAGAGCACGGTTCTTCGCCATGCCAAAGTAGCTCGCGGCGGCACGCACATGAGCCTCGGTGTCCAACGGGTATTTCTTGTTGATCGGGTCTGCGAACTTCACACTACCATACTTCGTCACGCCTTCCTTGGGGCTGACATCCTCGCGCTGCTCGATGTCCTGCACGACCGACATGCCGCAGTCATCATGCGCCTTGTGACCTTCGATGCGGGCCATGGCTGCTCCTGCCTGCTTGTTGTTCTTGCCAGACCATATGACCTTGCCGCTCGTCTCGCCCTTGATCACGACCGGGGCGGGCTTGCCCTTGCTGTCCTTGTGGCCAGGGGCATGCATGACGACATCCTGCGTGACACTCTGATCTTCCTCATCCAGTTCAGGATCTTCGGCTGCGGCATCATTGCCATGCCAGTCGATTTCAGCGTCCAGGTTGCCCTTGCCATCGGACCAGTGAGTTGTCTCGAAGAACTCCTTGGCCTGTTTTTCCAGTTCAGCAACAGAGAAGTTTCTCATGCGATCCTCCTGACCTTGCCCCACACTGCCGGATCGATGTACGCCTTCAACGCCATATCAGGAGAGTTGTGCAGATGCTCGCTGACTTTGGTAGCGACTTCCTTCTGATACTTCTTGAACTCGGCTTCACCCTTGATCTGTGCGTGATTGCCGATGACAGCGCGTGCGGTCATCGTGCCGTGCCACGTCCTGAAATCCTTGGTGGTCATCTCTTTGTCGCCGGTCGTGCGCTTGATGTACGCAGCAGTCTTTGCTGGAGTCGTCTCGAACATCTTGCCGCGCGCGCCGACTTCGGATTTGCGATCAGTCAGGAACTTGGCCAGGGCCGGATCACTGATACGATGCTCGATGTCGACGCCATGCTTGCCGACGAACTTGAACTTGATGTCGTTACCCTTGATGATCACATTCTTGCCGAGAATCGTGGTCGCGCCGAACGTGGCTACCTTGCCCAGTTCCCCGCGTGCGCTTTTCTCATTGCCAACACGGAAGCCAGTGGCATTAATCAGACAGATGGCGGCGGCAGTGTTGTCACCATTCTTCATGTCTGCTGTCGCCTGTTTGACCAGCGCAGGCCGAGCCTTGTCGAAATCTTTCAGCCGTGCAAACTTCTCGGCGGCACTTCGCTGATCGTGCTCCTTCGAGTAGATCGACTGCTTCTTGCCACTCTTGTCGATGCCGGTGGCCTGCACATCAGCTTTAGGGTCACGCGCAATATGCACGTCCTTCCATGCGGGCGGGACACCGAGCTTGTTCATGCGCTCAGTCTCTTTTGCACTGAGCGGCTTGCCCTTGGCATCGATACGAGTGACAACGCGGTCCTTGCCCTTGCCTGTTTCCTTGCTCGACGCACCAACCGTGCTCCACTGATTGCCGTGGAAGTCATGGCCGGGGAGATCACCATCGAGCCCAAGTGCGACGCGTATCGGGTCAGGCTGCAAGGCACGGCGCAGCGCGTCGGCGAAGCTGGGCCGCTTGAGTGCGGCATCACGCACCATCACATCGGGGCCTGCACGACCTTCTTCGACGAGCGCGACATGGTTGAAACGAATGTTCATCATGCAGCCGTCGTACTGCTGACCCTCGTACACGCCAGGAGTCATCACGACATCGTGGCGATACGCGCAGGACAGTTCGCAGACTTCCTTGCTGTTCACGCCTTCGATTGCACCGGCCTTCTGGATGACCAGATCGTTGATCAAGTACGGGGCCTTGAACTCACCGGCCTGCCCGGTGTTGCCGACCTGATGCTTGGCGATGTCGGGGTTCTCCAAATCCATCGCGCTGACTTCGATATGCGCATCCATGAGAGGGATCATGTTGCAGGTCAGCGCAGCCTTGGCCAGTTCCTCGGCGGGACGAAGAATGTAGTAGATCCGCTTCGGGTCGAGATTCAACTGCTCCCAGGCCGGGATCTCCGCACCCATGTATGGGTTCACGCACGCTTTTGAAATGTTCGTACCTGACACATGGAGAAAACCATTTTCATCATAGTGACGGGCTGATGCAACTTTGTCGAATGCGAGCGCGTCACTCATGATCACTTCCTCCCCACGCTCAACTGCTTGACTGCGGCATTGTGCGCTGCGGCCTGCTTCATGTGGCCCGCAGCCTTCTGCACGTTCGGCACGACGGCCCACAGTTCTCCTGCTGTCGTGTGCGCCTGGGCAGCGTTGCGGTGCGCAGGCATGCTGCCGACCCGATTGGCGACAGCGCTGAGCCTCGCAGCCTGCTCGCTGAGTTGCGTGGCCTTCGCCTCGAACGCGGGCGACTTGCCACGATTGATGACGACTGGCTTCTGAACCTTGATGGGCGGCTTGGCCATGTCAGTTCCCTTCTGCGGAAGCTGGCGCGTCACTGGGCTCGACTGCGATGATGGCATCGGGGTCGACTGCGATCACAGTGTTGACTCGTGCCACGCCCATCTGGCCATTCGGCATGACGTTGACGAGCACGGTGGTCGTCTCATCGCAGGCCAGTGCGAACTGACCGGGACCTTTGGAGACGAGCACATTGAGGAGATTGAGAAAGCCCTGCGCGTCGTTCTTGTTGATGTTCATTCTTGCTCCTGTTGGATTCATTGCACACCGCCATTCTGCACGAGCAATTGGCCGCTTAGCACGATTGTATTTCCCTGGTCTGTTACTGCGATGGCCGATAGAAGATATGTAACACCGCTCAGACCACCCTCGATTCGCTGTGAACTGATATTTCCGGTCACAGTCGTCGGCCCCGTGATCATGTCTCCGGCGTTGGGGTCGCTGCTGATGACTGCCGCGCTGGTCGTGGATGCGCTCGTGATTGACTCGCCAGCCGAAAGGAGCTTGGTGAAATCCATGCTCACGATAATGGACTCTCGGGGGTCTTTCGCACTGAACGACTTCATGCGGCTACCTCTCTGATTCTTGGCTGTCCGCTGATGCTGTGCATGACTGAATAATTCACAGCGATAACGTAGACTCTTGGTTGCGCTGAGATTATAGATTGTCTTGGGTCGCCGCTGACAACATACACCCGCGCGTCACCCGCCACCAGATATTTTAAATTTACCAGCAACGGGGTGTAGCCCTTGACGAAGTCGGCCAACCCGCCCGCTGTAATCACACCCGAACCGACGACGCCTCGTCCCAGGTTGATAGATGCAGCCCCCAGCGCGAGTACGCCGTCTGCGCCTGTGATAGACAGGGACTTCTGCCATGCGGCTGAACTGAGCACCAGGACGCCGCCTGCTCCTACATAGCCGACTCTGACATTCAACTGCGCCGACGATCCAGTGACCACTCCACCGTTCGCATCTGCCACCAAGCTGAGCTTCGCGAGTGCTGACCCATCTGCGTCAACCCCGCCTGAAGCTACAGGTCGCGCAGACAAGCGGAATGCGCCGATCCCACTCAACGTCGCGCCACCCGTGCCAGTCCACTCCAGATGAAGTGCGCTCTGTGACTTGCTGAAGATGGCTGCGCCAGATGCAGTGATACCGCCAACTCCTGCGTGAATCAGCCCGAAGTTATACGCAGCCAGCCCACTCAGGGTGGCCCCGCCGATTGACGTGGCTGCGAGCCCCTTGCTCGTGATGGCGGCACTGCTGCTCACTATGCCACCAGCCCCGATGCTATGACTCGCACAGATGAACGCGGCGTTGCCTGTGGCAGCAGCACCGCCCATGCTCACGTTGTTCAGCGCTTGATAGGAACTGGCCGATGACGACGTGACAACGCCGCCTGAGCCGGTCGATGCTGCAATGAAGTTGCCGAAGAACTGCGCTCGACTGACGTTGCGTATGGTTGACCCAGCCGCCTTGTCCATGTTTTTGCGAGTGAGACGAAGATCATGAGTGATGTTGCGATATTTCCACCGGGTCGTCTGCATTCTCGACACGACAGCGGAACTGCTTGCTGCAACACCGCTGAGTGCTGGCTGCTTGTCAGCAGTCTTGGAGAAGAATCGATCAGTCGTGAGTCTGAACACGACCCCACTGCCCCGCATGTTGACACAGGTAAGACGCAGATCATTGGTGATGTTCTTGCGCGTGAATCTGCTGGTCTGCGCTCTTGCGACGATGGCAGTGCTGCCTGATGCTGAACCTGAAAGCGCAGGCTGCTTATCGTTCATGTGACCAAAGAACTCACGCGTCGACACGCGGAACACGACGCCATTGCCCTGACCCAGATTGGTTCGGGTCAGGCGCGGGTCGCGCGTGAGATTCTTATAGCCCCAGTTGCTCATTTGTCGATGATGTCCAGAGTTCCGGCGATGGCGGCACCATTGGCGGTGCCCGCTAGATATGCCCACATGAGACAGGCGTTGGCGTTGTCGATCTGCGGCAAGCCGATGGATGCCCAATCGAATGACTGCCCCGCGCCCAGAACGGGAATGGGGATCTCCAGCAAGCGCTTGGCCAGCAGGATGCCGAAGCTGCCCGAGGTCCAGGTCTGGTTGGTGGCGGCGCTGACCACCTGGGACACGCCGAGAGACGATGGGTCAAGCGGGATGGGCTGAAGCTGCGCGAGGGCAGGGGCCGACACGACTGCACCGATAACGCCGCTCTTGGCTGCTCCGAGCGTATCGAGATAGTTCAGGGTCAACGTGCCGGATGCTGCACCATTCGCAGCAAGCGTGTCGACCCACGCTTCAACGCCGACACCACCATCAGTGATGCGGGCAGGCAGCGAGCCAGGGGTGGTGACGGTGTAGGTGTTCGCTGCGAAGCCCATGCCGCCGCAGCACCAGAGCCGATCCAACAGGATCAGCGTTCCAGGCTGTGCGCAGCCCAGCGTCAATCTGGCCAGCCACGCCTGCACTGAGCATGGCGGGTAGTATTGCGCGCCAGGAGTGGCGGCGCTGCATTGATAGCCTGAACCGGAGTTGTACGCTGGGGCTGCACCGCCCGCGCCTGGGAATCCAGCGGCAGACCATCCACTCACGAATGAACCAGCCGCTTTTGGTGCAGCGATGGTCTTCAGGAACCGAGACGACTTGCGGTTGTTGGCAAGTGCGGACGCGATATCGTCGACAGTGGAAATGCTCATGTCTGCTCCTACGTCAACGAGATCTTGGGGGTGATGGTGAGCGAGTCGCCGTTGTTGAACACCTGCCCGCCTGGGTAGATCTGCTCAGCCCAGTAGAGCGTGCCGCTGCTCGCACCGACCAGGAAGTAGCCATACACAGTGCCAGTGTTGGTCCAGTTGATGACCTGCCCCGCGCTGTACTGAATGTACGACGGCGTGCCGACGACTGGGTTGCTCCAGCCCGCACGAGGCAGAGCGATGGCCGCATAGCCAAGCCCCGCGCCGACTTCGGTATAGTTTGATGCAGTGTCGCCCGCTACGGGCGCGTGCGCATTGCTGTAGAGTTTCAGGATGAGCGCCTCTGGGCTTGCGGCCTGAAGTGCGTTCGCCAACATCTGAGCTTCGCCAACTGACAGACAAAGCAGGCTCATGATTGCTCCTCATTGGGGTTGGTTTCTTCAGTGTCGTAGCCTGGAATGATGGACTCACCTACGCATCCGCAATTGATGTCCTCGCCTGGAAGCACTGGGCCTTCGCCATCATCGAAGTCGTGCCCTATCGCGATGTCGTACTCTTGCCCATCGAACTCCTGATGCTCGATGCGCGGCTGTAGACTCGCGCCCGAGTGCAGCCAACGCCCGGTCGTGATGCCCAGTTCAAGCTGGCGAAGCTGATGGATCGCAGCGGTCGCCTTGTTGTTCTGGTCACGCGCGATGAGTGACGCCCGCCTGCGCGTGACGCCATACTCATGATGCAGGTGCTCGGTAAGCTCGCCGATGGCACGGCCTGCACGCACACTCTCGAAGACCTTGGTGTGGATAGCGCCGAAGAACTCTTGCGGGATGCTCTTGATCAGGTTGACGTTGTCGCGCGTGATGTTGATCATCTTCATCTGGATCTTCGGCGTGATCTTGAACGGCACACTGAAGCCGCCCTTGCTGAGCGAGGCACTGAACGCGAGATCGTGATGGCGCAGCACGTTGTTCGTGAATGACTCGCTGATCGTGCCTTGCATGTGATCGAAGTTCTTCGTCCAGCGCTTGCGCAGTGAACGCAGCGTGGACTGGATAGTGCGGTCCATCGCCATGCGACTGCGATACGCAGGAACGATCTGCGCATCGCAGTCGTCACACATCTCGTTGATCATGTTGAGCAGCGCACGCCGATACGCAGCCGTCACGCCCGCGTTGGGGAACGTGGCGGCAATGCGTATGGGCTCGCGGCCCGGTGCGCGAAGTTTCACTTCCTGGCTCCCTTGATTGCTATGACGATATCGATGATGATCACGACGGCTGCGAGGAACCAGAAGATCATCGCGGTCAGTTCCGCGCCCAGCCCGCCATCACCCTCATGCGTTGCGGCAGTGAAAAAATACCAACTCGCATACGCGAAAATGATCGCGAGAAGCGTGCAGAAGGTGATGGTGAGATAGTGAGCAGTCATCGCACGTAATGCCCATGGCCGATACGATAGCCGGTGCCCAGGTCGAAGATCCCGAACACGTTGAGCAGCCAGAAAATGATGGCCACGATCACGATGATGTTGATGATGCGCTTGATCGGTTCGGCCATCGGGATGTACGTGTTCACGAGCCAGAGCAGCAGGCCGATGACTGCGAGAATGACGATCAACTGGATGATGGGCATGGTGTCCTCCTAATCGGCTGCGGGCGGCGCAGCGACAACCGCGAGCGGCGTCGGCGCGGAGAAGGTGAACACGACGCTGGCGGCATTGGCATCGGTGACAGCGACGGCCTGCGAGCCGCTCACGCTGGAGCCATCCGCGTTGATTGCGCTGACATCCAGAGTGAAGCTGCCATCGACGCCGGTGCTGGCGAGATTGACGACGACGCTGGCCACGGGGCCGACCGGCACTACGGGCACAGTGAGCACGCACAGAGTCGGATCGCTGACAGTGATCTGCGGAGCAGTCACGGTGGTCGGCTTGCCGTCTGCGTCGAGGAACGTGATGGTGCAGTCTACCTGCTGGGTGTGGGAGATGACTTCAGTAGCCATTGGATAGCTCCTTGGGTTTGGCGAATTTGAAATTGACTTCGGTTGCAGGGTGCTCGTGACGGATCTCGTCAACGATGATGCGAACTGTGCAAAGCTGATGTTCGGTGCCGTCGTCTTCGATGAACGTGACTTTGATCTTGCCGAGTCGGGCCATGTCATCCTCTACGAGAACGTGTTGCCGGAGACGGTGCAGGACGAACCTGCCGAATTGGAGACGCCTGCTGCATTGCCGGTGCCGGTGTTGCTGAGCACCTTGACTGTGCCGTTGCGCGTGCTGCGCACAGTCACCGCAGGCCCCTTGTTGCTGTTGATGCGATTGTTCTGGATGACGACGTTCGCGCTGTTCTGGCTCTCGACGCCGCCCCATGACGACAAGCCGCCGTAGATCCCGCCGCTGGTACCGTTGTTGTTGATGTCGTTGTTCTGAATCATGACGCCATTGACGACGCCAGGGCCAGTATCATCGGGGCCGGACTGAATGCCGCCGCCCAGGTTGCCGGTGATGGTGCATTGTTCGATCAGGACATTGGAGACAGACTGCGTCGACTGGTCAGGCTCGATGTCAATGCCGCAGGCGGGGCTGGTGCCGTTGGTATTGATGAAGCTCGATGCGAAGACATGCAGCCCGTTCACGCTGTCGATGGTCATGCCCTGGCGGCGGTTGCCGTTGGATATGACGCCCGTGACGACGAACGTATGGGCAGGAGCGCCGGGGCCGATGTAGATGCCATCGCCACAGCACCCGCTGATGGTCAGGCCGGTCGTCTTGCCGTCACCCGTGCCTTCGATGGAGCAGTTCGTGCAGGCGTCGGCGCCGATGCCCATGCCCCACTCGGACGGGCTGGACTTGCTCGCGCGGTCGCCGACGACGCTGCCGCCGCCCGTGACGTGCGCGTTCGTGACGCCTGCGGGGAAGTAGACTGTGTAGTAGGTCTGCAAGCTGCTGGGCGTGGTGACGGTGCCGAGCGTCGCGCCCGAGTCGATCTGCAAGGTCACGTTGCTGGCCAGGATGAGACCGTACTCACCATGGAACGTGGGGTTGATCAGGTATGGCTTGCTGGCTGCGGGCACGCGCACGATGTACGGAGCAGTGCTGGTCGCTTTCATCGCTGCGGTGTTGATGAGTGACTGGATCTGACTAGTGGCGTCGCTTCCTGCGAGCGTGACATCGACGACCAGCGTGGTCGAAGATGTCGGCGGCGGGGGAGTGACGACGGGAGGAGGCACTGGCGCGGCGATGAACGCCGCGAAATCAGTGTTCAGGGTATTGAGCGCAGTCTGAACGGCTGCGATGTCTGCTTGGATTTGTGTGGCTGTGATAGCCATGATGTACTCCACGATTACGAGTTGAACTCCGCGTTAGTGGCTTGCGCATTCTCTGCCTTCATCGAGTTGCCGCCCGCTGCACCGCCCTTCTGCTGCGCTGCACTGGGATCAAGCAATTCGCCTTCGGGCTTGTCGACATCGAGATTGCCCCACCCGCTGTCGGGGTCGGCGGCGATCTTCTCTCGCACTTCGGTATTGGTGACGACGCCATTCGCGATGAAGATCTGCGCTTCTTCGGCGTTCGACTTGCGGATCAGCGCATGCTCCTTCTCGGTCATGCTCATCAGGCTCACGAAGTCAAATGCGATGTCTTCGTAGATCTCACCGAACTTGCTCAACTGGATCACGCGAATGATCTTCTCCAGGTTCACGCGGAACAGCCGTTCCTGCTGGTCGTTGACGTAGTCATAGAAGATGCGTAGACCTTGCTCATCGCTCGCGTTCAGGCCGCTGGGCGTGATGCCGAGCAGGATGACGAGTGGCGTCTTCGCGACTGCGGCCATGTGCTCCTGTGCCTGCGCCTGGAGCTTGTCGAGGCCACTCAGCGAAGTCTCGTGCTTCTCGAACTCCTCGGTCTCCTTGTCGAGCAGCAGAATGCCCTGATTGTCGCGCAGCGCGTTGTACATCTGCGCACGAGCAAGGAACGCATCATTGTTCTGGCCTTGCAGCACGCCCTCCATGTTGGTCTTCAGGACTGATGCGCTGAAGTTCTTCAGCAGTCGACCCACGCTGTCGCGCGTGTTCAGCCAGTAATTCACGTACGGCTCGGCAAGCTGGCTGAGCGAGATGCCGCTGAAGTTGAACACGGGCTTGAGCAGATCGGGCAGCGGGCGAGATACGAACGTGAGCAGGCGCGATGCACTGACTTCCTGGCCATACACCCACCAGGAACTCGGCACATAGTAGTCCTGCTTGAGCGGCCACGACGAGTTGTACACAGCAGGGTAGGTCGTGATCGGCTCGATGATCTTCAATGCACGCAGACTGTCCTTGCGCACACTGTACGGATTGAGCAGGATCGGGTAGCCCAGTTCCTTGCCGTCTGTCTGGCCGAAGTCCATGAAGATCTGACAGCGACCGAAGAAGCCATCCTTCTCTGCGGCTTCGAGGAACTTCTCGCGCACGCCCAGGCGCTTCATCTCGGCCTTGATGATCGCGATCTGCTTGTCGCGCTTCTTGCTGCCGCCCTCAGTGCGGAACTCGATCCACTTGCGGCACATCTCTGCGGCCACACGGCAGGACATATCGCGGTATTCGGTGATCTCGGTCAACTCGGTGAGATACGGGAAGCCGGGGAACCCCATGCCGGTGAAGAACGCAGGCCCGCCGCCTTCGCTGGTGAACGCGCCACTGAACATCGAGTCCTTGGCAATCGTTTTCGACACATGCAGATCTTGGCAGATGAGATTCTTGACGGGCGGCACATATGGCGTGCGCTTGTACTCGGGCACGGGCATGATGCCCGCAACCGACTTGCCGGTGCCGATGGCTTCGGCCATGCGCTCGACGAGGATGGGGCTGATCTCCATCATCTTCTTGAATTTCTTCTGCGCCTGCACGTTGTCGACGATGCGCTCATGACGCAAGCGCTCGCAGTCGCGCTCGGCTTTGCGGACTGCCCACTTGTGCTCTGCCCAGGTGATGATGCTCATCGTCTCACTCCTGCTGCGGTCAGAATGCTATTGGCGATCTGCATCGGCTTGCGCCCGGTCGTCGCTTCTTCAAGCGCGCCAATGAACGCATCGACATCGTCGTCGTTCTTGATGTTCGGGAAGTCGGCACAGTGATCGACGAACTTCGATACCCACGGGCAGCCCTCGAAGAAGTAGACCAGCCCGCTCTCGACGTTGGGTGACACCGCCTCGGCCCGCAGCGTCTTGTCGGTCGTGGTCACTGTCTCGAACAGCGGCACCAGCGTCGTGCGCTTCATGGCCTGCACAGTGGCCTTGCCGCTCGCGCTGCCGCCGCCCTCGATGCAGACCTTGGTGGGATGCCAGTCATCGAAGCGAAGCTCGACGGTGCGGCTCACATCGGGGAACTGGAGCTTGTCCTGCCATACGTCGAGCACGTAATAGCGGCTGCCTGCGATGCCGAGCGTGCAGCATGCGGTATAGTCGTTCTGCTTCTTCTCGCCGAGCGCGGTGTCCCAGCGCTGGATGATGCGCCGAATGCCAATCTCCTTGAAGTAGGCTGCGCGCTCGTCGTTCTGCATCTCGTGGATGGGGCGAGGCGGCTTCAGGAACTTCCACCACTCACGCTTGAAGATGCCGCCTTCGAGTGCGGTTGGGCGCTGCTGGTAGAGTGACGCCCACACACGCGAGCCGACGCCTGGATCGTCGCTCGTGCCGAGTTTGATCTTCATGAGCAGATCGAGCGGGTATCGCTCGGGGTGCAGCGCGTCGCCTTCACTGCGCAGCAGTTCGCCGGTCTCGT